ATGGATGAAAAGAGACAAAAAAAAGAAACGGACTTAGAAGTAAATTCCTTTGTTCCTTTATATCAACAACTATATGACAACATAAAAAAACAAATAGCATCTGGCATATATAAACCAGGAGATAAACTTCCATCTGAAGGGGACTTGTGTAAAGAATTTAATATAAGTCGTATAACTGTGAGAAATACGACTTTTTTATATAAAATAGCAAAATAACAGTGTTTGAGCAAAAAAAAGAATGTTTTTTATCGTTTTGCCACCTGTTTGCCACCATAATTTTTTTCGGTGGCAAATTATTGTAAAATACCCTCCAAAATATCTACTGTTTCACTTTCCATTTTACTTGTAACATGTGAATATGTATCCATAGTAGTTGATAATTGACTATGTCCTAATCTTTGTTGTATATATTTTATATTAGCTCCATTTTCTAATAATAATGTAGCATGTGTATGTCTTAAACAATGGAAGTTGAAGTCAAGGTTTAATTTTTTGTTAATTGTTCTCACACAAGCATCAATGTTGTTATGATTTACAAATGAGCCATCTTTTTTTCTACAAACCCAATCATACTCAGTTTCTTTATACCATTTTCCAATTTTAATTTTTTGTTTTTTTTGATTCAATTTTTCCTCTTTTAATATTCTAGACAAAGTATCACCTATTTTAATATCTCTTATTGATGTTTTTGTCTTAGGTGATGCTAATTCAAATTCTGAAACTTTTCTCTTTATTAAATTTTTTCTAACTTTGATTATATTATTATCTAAATCAACATTATCCCAACAAAGACCTAATATTTCTCCTTTTCTCATGCCTGTATGAAACCCTATAAGTAGAGGAATATAGATATTTGTATTTTTAGGATATATTTCTAGTATTTTATTGAACTCATCTAGTGTTATAGTCTTGTTATCTGACTCATTTTTTACCTTTAAAACATTTTTTGGTATACTGGCATATTGAACAGGATTTTCCTTAATGAGTTTGTAAGGGTAAACAGCAGATTTTAAAGCAGCATTTAATACAACATAAATCGCTTTTAAAACTCCTTTTGTGTAGTGTTTTTCTTCTCCGTTTTGTGTGTATGTCTCTTTTGATTTATTATTTAAAAATTCTTGAATAATAGCTGGATTTATAGATTTTAGCTTACATTTACCAAGTCTAGGTTCTATATGATTTTCAATTAAATTTCTATAACTTTCCTGAGTATTGTATTTGCAATTAAGAAGTACATACTCTTTGTACCAAAAGTTAAGATAGTCTGATAAACTCATATTTGTTTCATCAAACACTATACCAGCGTTTTCATATTCATTTATTGCATCACGGAGCGATTTTTCAGCTTCTTTCTTAGTGTTTCCACCAACTCTTTCTACCTTTTTTCTCTTGCCATCTACTATACCTGCATCAAAGTAGTAATACCACTTCTTTCCACGTTTTCTTACGCCGCCTTTCATAAAATTTCTCCTCTCAAAAGCTTTTTTATGTAATTATATAATAACATATATCAATTTAAATAAAATAAATAAAAAAGACTATAAGAAACAAAGTTTTATGTTTATAATTAATAGTCTTTTTTATTTAGATACATATTTAATGTTTTTTATCACGTGATTCCAGCACTTTTTCTGCCAAATAAACAACTATTTTTTCATACTCAATATCAGTTTCTAAAGAAAAGTCAACAATAGCAGGTATCGTCATATCTCCTGCATATTTATTACCTAACCAATTTTCAATTAATTCCAATTCTTCTTTGCTTAATTCAAATTTTTTCTTTTTATTAAAACTTAAGTTCAATTTATTCACCTCAAATAATATTATATATTAAAAATAGTATTTGATAGAAACATTCGAATTATTTATGTAATTTTCTTTTTTTAATATATTCATCAGCAAAATAATTTACTAAATATTTTTCTTCCAATCCTAAAGCTATTTCTAATTCAATAAGAATAGAGATAGTTAAATCTTTATCCTCATTATTTTCCAACCTAGAAATTTGACTTCTGTGGCAACCAACTCTTTTTGCTAACTCTATTTGTGTTAATTTCTTCTTTTTTCGTAACTCTTTTAACATATATTTAACCTACCTTTTAGATAATTTTATATATGTTAGTTTGTGTAATTTCTTGTAATAAATGTGCAATATTCGCACACTTTTTGTTGGAAATTTGTGCTAGAATGTAGTTAAGAAATAACTTTATCTAGATAAAGCAAAAATAATAGAAGCTATAAAATATAATAATATTTTACAGTTATTTTATAGTTTTAAGCTTTGAAAAAGAGGTGGTTGTAACTATTTTTAAGAACGTATGTTTCGTGGAATTAATAAATAAAATATTTTATAGGGGATGATATATTTGAATAAGACGAAATATTATGATATTTTAAAGTTAAACTTATTAATGAAAAAGTTGAAAGAATTGGATAAAAATAAAATCAATGAATATAAAATAAAAGTGAAAGAAATACATAAAATCAATAAAAAAGAGGAATGATTCCTCTTTTTTATTATATTCATTTTCAGAAATAAACTATTTTTTATTTTTTTCGTCTAGTAAAAATAATTCTGCAACTTTTAATGCTTTTTCTCTTGCGTCTGGGCTTAGCTCGCTAAATATATTAAAAACTTCTTTCATATCTTCGTCAAGATACATATTCTCAATAAGCTCCTTTTCTGTTTTAAAATTTTCAGCATCATAATCTTTTTCGTTTTTATTTATAAATAAGCTATTTCTAACATCAGTTCTTCCTAATAAATAATCTGTAGACACATCAAAATAGTTTGCATATTCTTCTATTGTACTTTTCTTAGGTTCTCTTAAACCATTTTCTATCCTTGATAGTGTAGATTTGTTTATATGTAAATCCTCGCTTAATTTGTCTAGCGAGATGCCTTTTTCTTCTCTCAATTCTTTTATCCTATTCAATTTGCACAACCCCTTTTTATATTAATTCCAAAATAGCAACTTTTATTTATATTATAGCAACAAAATTAATTATTACAATTTTTTTTGCCAAAAAAGCAACAAAAGTATTGACTATAATCACAAAACTTGATATTATATAAATATGAAGTTGCCAAAATAGCAAAAAGGAAGTGGTTTAATGTACTTAAATAGATTAGAAGGATTGATGAAGGAAAATAGACACACCCAAAAAAATGTGGCAGATATATTAGGTCTTAGCTCATATGGTTTTAGATTAAAATTAAAAGGAAAAAACGAATTTAAAGCAAGTGAAATAAAAAAGATATCTAAATTATATAATGTATCTGCGGATTATTTTTTTTCAGATGAAGTTGCCAAAATAGCAATAAAAGAAGAAAGAGGCAATAAATAATGAAGAATCTAACCATAATCAAGCAAAATAATCAATTTTTAGTTGAAAGTAGAGAAGTAGCAGAATTAATAGAAAAGAAGCACGATAATTTATTAAGAGATATAAGAGGATACAAGAAGATTTTAGAGGACTCATCAAATTTGAAGAGTCAAGATTTCTTCATAGAAAGTACTTATATAAATACTCAAAATAAAATTCAACCTTGCTACTTATTAACTAAAAAAGGTTGTGACATGGTAGCTAATAAAATGACAGGTGAAAAGGGAATTATATTTACAGCGATTTATGTAACTAAGTTTGAAGAAATGGAGCGAGAGTTAAAAGAACAACAACCTAAACTACCAACTACATACAAAGAAGCATTGCAACAGTTGTTAATAGAAGTTGAGGAAAAAGAACAACTACAATTGGAGAATCAAGAAAAAGATAAGGTAATTCAGCTACAGCAACCAAAAGTACTTTTTGCTGATGCAGTAGCATCATCAGATGATTCTATATTAGTTGGAGAACTTGCAAAACTACTTAAGCAAAATGGTATTGATACAGGCGAGAAAAGATTATTCGCATGGCTTAGAGATAATGGCTACTTAATAAAACGTAAAGGTGAGGATTATAATACACCAACCCAAAAGAGTGTTGACTTAAAAATAATGGAAACTAAAAAAAGAGCAATATATAACCCTGACGGAAGTACAAAGATTACTAAAACACCAAAAGTAACAGGCAAAGGTCAAATATACTTTGTCAACAAATTGAAATCAGTAAATCAAATATCAATGTTAAGTTAAAACATGACAGCACATTGAAAACTAAATACAGAATATTTTGAAAAGAGGTGAGTGATTACATGAAAATCATAAACAAAAAAGTACAGAATAAAATATCAAAATTTATAACTGTACTTATGATTGTAAATATTATATTTTCTACTTTTAATGTTATTTGTTCAATTTATTACAATAGAGTAATAGATAAAAACATTGAAATAGTGGAACAAAATACTAATGAAATTTTAAAATTAAAAAATAAATTAGAATTGAAATTTCAATAAAATATTATTCTAAAGGTTCTAAATTATTTTGTAATCTTAACTGTGTATCTATATCTTTTAATAGAATATTTCTAGTTTCATTGTCAGCATTATTATCTTCTATTAATTTATTTCTAGTTTCAAGGTTATCATTGATTTTTTCCATAAGTTTAATTATAGTGTATTGACAATTAAGCAATTTATCTGATGAAACATTAGAACTATGAAGAGTTAAAAGACCAATAAAAATTGTAATTAAAGCTAGGGTATAAGCAATAACATCTTTTTTATTATTTTTAATGATAGAGATTATATTTTCTATGTTTTCATTTAATTCACTATTATCAGTTTCTAAACTAACATCTTGAATTACATTAGATAACTCATTTGATGATTCTAAAAAGTCTTCTTCACTAAGATAAAAATCATGAGAACTGTTATTTTGATAAATATTTAAAAAAGCATCATAAGCATTAGACATTGATTGAATATTTGAATGTATTTTATTTATGTAAAGATTGTCTATGTTCATGTTATTGATAATTGAATGACTCTCAGATATTAGTTTTGAAATTTCTATACCATAATTATATGTGTTAGTTACATTAGATAAATTATATTGAATATTAGCAAATGAATTATTTGGAAAGTTTTTAATAATAGCTGTATTTGTGTCAAGAGCTTTAAGACTTTGTTGCATTATTTCATGATTTTGTTTCAAAGGTTCTGAAATTTGAGCAACAACATTTAGTAAACTTCTATTCATTTTGTTAAACATTTTTATTGATTCTTCTATAGTTGCCAAAGTAATACCTCCATTTTTAATAATTTAGAATTTATTCCATATTTATATTATACCATGTAGAACGAAGGTGATTAAGTGTTAATAGGCGACAATATAAGTCAAATACTAAGAAAAAGAAATATAAAACCTTATAAATTAGCAAAGGAATTAGGAATAGATGAAAGTGGATTATACAAAATTATACGTAATGAAAAGAAAAATCCAACTATAAATACTTTAATAAAAATAGCTGACTATTTAGACGTTACATTAGATGAACTAGTTGGAAGATAAAAATTAAATACAGAATATTTTGAAAAGGAGTGAGTAAATTGGGCAATATATCTAATTTCAATTTAGATAAACAAGAAGATAAAAGCTTCAACGAATTAGACAACATATCAACTTGTTTTTCAGAAAGTATCCGTAAAGTTGTAGAAATGAATTTAAACAACTATAAAAATAAAATCTCAAAGTACTTAAATGAAACTTCGAAAATAGAATTATTAGAACCAAAAGAATTGACAATTGTTATAAGTAAAGGTTATCCCGATTATCTTATGTCTGTTGAAGAAGCAAGTAAAAGATTGAAAATAGATAAAGTATTTGGATATGAGTTAATAAAAAATGGGCTTTTGAAGTCAGTTGATATAGGGGCAACTAAAGTTTCTAGTTATGAATTAGATGATTTTATAACTAGAAATCAAGGAAAAAACATCAAAGAAATGCTTAGGGAAATGAAAGAAATTAGAGAGGGGGTGATTTAGTTGGAATTGGTAACATACAGAAACAAGCTTGTTTTACTCAAAAATGAAAAAAAGATTGCAACTATAAGTTTAAAAAAGAAATTTCTCAGCAACAGACTTAAATTAAAAATAAGATAGGAGAGATAAATTGAAAATAATTTATAAAAACAAAGTTTACAAAGTAGAACAAGACAAAAAGTTATTTAGAATTACATACTATGATGAGCAGAAAAGTAACAAGAAGTTTAATAAAGATAAGAAAGTAAAAAAGAAGTGTTTTAACAAGAGATATAGAGTTAGTTAACACATATTTACTAGTTAAATTAAAAATTAAGGAGGTTTAATTATGAAAATACTTGAAGTAAAATTTCCTACAAAAATTCTTAAAGCAGGTAAAGCAATCAGAGTAACATGTGCAAGATTTGGTTTTGAAAGCGATTGTATAATAATTCAAGCACATGAATTTGAATTAACAGTAGTTTATTTTGATAAAGAATTAGATGATTTAGTACAATCGTCTATAACTATAGATGATGCAATAAGCTATGATTATTGTATTGAAATGCTAAATTAAGGGGGGTTTAATCATGAAAAGTTTAATTATAGTGAGAAATGCAGTAGAGCAACAACTAAATAGAGCTAATTTAGAAATAAATAAAAATGAGGAACTTTATACAATACTTAGAAAAAAAGAAGAAAGAAATATATTAGAAGAAGTTGAATTGAGTAACGCTTTAAGAGAAAAAAGTGTAAATGAAAGATTAAAAATATTTGCTGAGTCATTACTAAAAATTATAGATACACAAATTGAAATAAAAGAATATGAAGAAAGTGAGGATTACAAGATATTTGAATTAATTTCAGAAGAACTTGAAAGAGATATACCTATAGATGTTCAGATATAAGAAAAGAGCCTATAGCGAGGCTCAATTCAAAAATAGAAGTAAAAAATTTAATTAAGCTAATTATAGCACAAACGGAGGGAAATTATGAGTACTTTATATGAATTAACTACAGATTTATTAGAAATAGAAGAAGGTTTAACAGAAATAACAGGAAATGAAGCTGAAAAACTAGAGGAAATAAAAGAAATAATAAAAAAAGAGATACAAAATAAAAACACTAGAATCATATCAGTAATAATAAATATTGATAGTGATATAAACTCTATAGATTCAGAAATTAAAAGATTACAAGAGTTAAAAAGGGTCAAAAAGAATACTCTTGATAGATTAAAAAACAATATAAAAGACTGTATGGAACTACTTGGTACTAAAAAGGTAGAAACAGTTTTAGGAAATATAAGTATAAGAAAGTCAGCGGGTAGCTTAGTCATAGAAGATGAAGAAAAGATACCTGGTATATATAAAACAGTAGAGCAAGTTATAAAAGTAGATAAAAATAGTATTAAAGACTTTATTAAAAAAGGTCATGAGGTTGAAGGTTGCAGGATTGAATATTCAACTACATTAATAATTCCAAAAGCTAAAAAAGAGGTGAATTAATATGAATAACAAGGCTTTAGAATTAGCAACATGTACTTTAGAATCAGGTCAAATACTTGACTATACAACAGTAAAAAATTACTTAGTAAGTGGAAATGGAAATGTAACAGACCAAGAAGTACTAATGTTTATAGAATTATGTAAGGCTCAAAAATTAAATCCATTCATAAAAGAAGCATATTTAATAAAGTTTGGTAATTCGCCAGCAAATATAGTAGTAGGTAAAGATGTATTTGTAAAAAGAGCAAATAAAAATCCTAATTTTGAAGGTATGAAAGCAGGAATAGTAACTGTAAATAAAAATGGAGAAGTATTTGAAAGGGAGGGCAGTTTAAAGCTACCACAAGAAGAATTAATCGGTGGATGGTGTGAAGTATCAGTTAGAGGAATGAAGTTTCCTATAAAGTCTGTAGTGTCTTTAGAAGAGTATTCAAAGAGCCAAGCTACTTGGAAACAAATGCCTTGTGTGATGATAAGAAAATGTGCAATCGTTACAGCTTTAAGAGAAGCATTTCCAGAAGATTTACAAGGATTATATGATAGTGCAGAAATAAAGACTGTACCAGATAAATTACCTCAAAAGCCTATTGAAATAGGTAAGGCAAGTCCATCACAAAAACAAGGAATACTTAAGTTAGCATCAATGAAAGGTTTGTATGATTATGAGAATAAAAAAGATACGTCAAAGCTAGAGGAATTTTGTAAAAGTAATGGATTTGATTTAAAAGAACTAAAATTTGAAGAAGTAGATGAATTAATTGAATTACTAAGTGAATATGAACCAAAAGATGATTTTATAGATGCTGAGTTTGAAGAGGTGAAAGAGGATGAAGTTGAAGTAAGAGAAGAAGCTGAAAATATAGATTGCCAAATAAGTATGGAAGATAATATGAATTTTGAATAAGTAGGTGATAGAGTGCCAATTTTCAGACAGATATATACAAATTTTTGGACTGACCCAAAGATACAAGAAGAATTTTCAGTAGAGGATAAACTATTTTATATATACTTACTAACTAACCCTCATACTACTCAAATTGGAATATATACAATAACTAAAAAACAAATAGCTTTTGAAATAGGTTGGACTTTAGAATCTACAAATGCAGTTATGGATAGATTTATCAATCATCATCAACTTATAAATTATAATTCTGAAACTAGAGAAATAGCAATCAAGAATTGGGCTAAATATAATCTCAATAGAGCAGGAACACCAATGGAGAATTGTGTTAGAAAAGAATTAAGAGAGATTAAAGACAAGTCATTACTAATGCTAATTTATGAACATATAGAAAATAAGAAGTTCAAACAGATATTTGAAGAATATTTTGACGAACTCCGTAACGGTGTACGTAACGAAACTCGTGACGAGGGGAATAACAATAACAATAATAATAACAATAATAATAACAACAACAATAAAGAGGTTACGGTGGTTGTGGATAAAATTAAAAAATACTTTGATTTAGAATCTAAGGACCTAGAAAAAATTGTTGATGTATTTATACATACAAATAAAGGGATTGACTATTTAGAGGAAAAATTGAGGTTGGTCAAAAATACGGAGAGTGTAAAAAGTGTTACAGGTTATCTCATAAAAGCATTACAAGAAGATTATAAGCCTATACCAAGTAAACATAATAAAAATAAATTTCATAACTTTAATCAGACTTTTGACCAATACACTGATAAAGAATTATGCGATATGGCTAATAGAGGTCAACTTGAAGAAAGTAAATTCGGTTAAGTTAAGTATTCTAGGGAGTAATTATACAATATTACTTCCTAGAAGTTAAAAAACATTGGAGGGATAAAGATGAGTAGAACAGCTATATGTAGTGTTTGTGAGGAGTATTTAGTTGACAGTTATGGTGATGAATTTACAAATGCTAAAGTTATAGATTTGTATGGTAGAGGATTTGTAATTGTTATCTGTAAAAGTTGCTTAGAGGAATTATTAAGAAAATGTGAGGACCAACAATATGAGATTTGAGATAGGTAAAACTTATAAGTTTGATAAAGAGAAATTTATAGAAATTAATGGTGTAGAACACTATAAAAAATATAAAGAGCTTTGGATTGATGATGTTGAAGGTGTTGAATTTACTGTTGAAAAAACTTTTGATAATGGCTATGTTTGCTATCCAAATGAATTTTGGTTTGATTTTGGTGTAGTTTCGGAATGGTGTGTTGAAGTTAAATAAGGTAGGAGGAATTAGATATGGCTAAAATTTGGATGGATGCAGGAACGTTTTTAGAACAAACTGAGGATATAGAAGATATGTTTGAGCTTAATTTAAGAAAAGTAAGAAAAGCAAATGAAAATAAAAAAATAAAGCTGAAACTTAATGAATCGAAATTCAAGAAAATAAGAAAAAAATCAACTAATGATACAAAAGGCAAATCTATAAAAGTTTTTAATATTGAAACTGGAGAAGTTAGAATATTTAAAAGTGCAAAGGCTGCAAGTAAATACTTAAAGATTAGTGCAGATTATGCTAGTTGTTTAGCTAGAGAAAATAGAGTAACTAGAGAAGGTTGGAAAGCAGAATATATTCAAGGAGTGACAGATGGTATTAGCAAATGTGGAGCAAGTAATTAAGTTAGCTGAAAAGATATTAAATAAGAAAAAGTGTTCTGTTAATAAAGCTATTGATATAGCTATAAAAATATTGAGTAAATATGAGTACGAGGGGATGTTAAGAAATGAGTCTAATTAAGTATAGAGGTTATGATTTTGAGAATGAGAAGTGGATTTATTCTGAAACAATAAAGTGGAGTGATGCAGTAGATTGTTTATTTATGCTAAAAGAAGATTGTGAATGGCAAAGAGTATCTAATATTGGAGTATTCTCTAAATGTTGGTCTGGAAATAATGAAGAAATTTATGAGGGAGATATATTGAAAGAACCCTATAATACTAAAAATAAATATGAATATGGAATTGTAAGACAAGAAAATTATGCTCTTGAATTATATGTTGAATGGCATTATTTAAAGCGATTTGAAGGTAAATGGGAGGAAATTACAAGTAAAGCAACTATAATGAATAGCAAAAAATATGTAGTAGTTGGTAATGAATGCGAGAATTTGGAAGAAGTTAGAAAAGAATTTTTAGAGAGTAAGGAGAAACTTGAGAATGAAAATACAAATGCAGTTAACTAAAGATAAAGAGAGTTTCAAAGTTTGTGTAAATTCAGAAGAAGAAGAGTTAGAGAAATTGTTTGATGAACTTGTATCACAAATGTTAGCTTGTAGAAGAAAAAATAAGAAAGTTCAAGGAGATATTGAGAAATGAAATTAAAAGATATTATAAAACTTGGAGAAAAGTATTGTTATTGTCCTCATTGTGGTAATGACAAGATTGGAAGTAACGAAGGCAAATTAATAGTTGAAGAACACACATATTATAGAGAATGTTCTTGTGGATTTAGTATATTGATTGATGATAGAAAGGATGAGATATAATGAACATCTTGGCTAGTGTGCTACTGATAGGAATTAGTTTTGTTGTTGGTAGGGTTTATGAGTATAGATTGAATCTGAAAGAGTGTGAAAATTATGATAATATAGGAGGTTTTAAGAATGAATGATAGATTAGAAATGATAAATGCTTCTGTAAATTATATACAGATGATATGTGAAAGTTCAAATATAGCTATTATAGCAGAGCATGACCGAGTTAGAATATTGGATTTAGAAACTAAAGAAAAGTATGACCTATTAAGAAGTGAGGGGGATTAAAAAATGAGTAAAGTTATACAATGTGATTTCTGTAAGGAAATATTTGAAAAATATAATGGAGAATGTATTGAGCTATATAAAAAGGATTGTAGCAAAGGGGTGCTTGGGATAGATAAACACATATGCCCAACTTGTTATGAAAAATTCATTGAAGGAAAAATAGAGAAAGTAGAAAATGCTAAAAGATTTAAGGATAAATTAATAGACTTCTTGGTTGAGCATGAGGTTTGTGACTGTTGTGCTTGCGACTGTGTGTTTGATTCTAATGACGAAAAAAAATGCAAGGCAGGAATTAGAGAGTGGGTTGAAAGTGAGGTAGAAGAATAATATGGCAAAATTAATAGTTAGCATACCTTTAACTAAATATTTAAAAGATATAACTAAAGAATGGGGAGAAACTTATATAACTAAAACATATGGTGGGCATGTCTATTTAAGTGATGAAGCTCCAGGAGAAGTATTTAAAAAAGAAGATGATTTAAATTATATAGAGTTTAACGATTCTGATATTGTCATGAGATTACCTAAAGAAGTACATCAACATATAAATTTGAAAAAAGGTTGCAACAAGAATCTTAAAGATGTATTAAAAGAAATAAAAAAGATAGAAGAGAAAACAAATATATAGAAAATATCTAATTAAAACAGTTTAGAGAGTTGCAAAATATCTTTTAGTATAATTTATTGTTGAAGTGTTTTGTGACTCTCAAAAATGAAATAAAGGAGGCGTTGTATTGCTTACATTTTTAGATTTATTCGCAGGGATAGGTGGCTTTAGGCTAGGGATGGAAAAAGCAGGACATAAATGTTTGGGACATTGCGAATATGATAAATTCGCAAATTTAAGTTATAATGCCATGCACAAACCGAAGGAGGATGAATGGTTTGAAAGAGATATTAGAGAAATTAGAACAGAAAATATCCCAAGAGCAGATGTCTGGTGTTTTGGATTCCCATGTCAAGACATTTCTGTTGCAGGGAAACAATTTGGATTCAGAGGAGAACGTTCAAGTTTATTTTTTACAGTTACAAAACTTATTAGAGAACTCAAAGAAGAAGATAGACCCAAGTATTTACTTATTGAAAACGTTAAAAATCTACTTAGTGTTAATGGAGGATTTGATTTCCTCAAAGTTCTCGTTGAACTGGATGAAATCGGCTATGATGCAGAGTGGCAAGTTCTTAATTCTAAAAACTTCGGAGTACCCCAAAATAGAGAACGAATATTCATTGTTGGACATTTTAGAGGACGAAGTACACGAAAAGTATTTCCTATCGAAAGAAAAAGTGGAAAAAATCTTGAGCAACTAAATAATCCAACTCATAGTACAAATAGAATTTATGATGCAGTTGGAGTTGCTAGATGTATTAGAAGTCAGGCAGGAGGTGGAGGTGCTAAAACAGGTCTATACTTTATAGACTTAAATAAAAACTCTAAAGTAACAATAAATGCTAGATGCCTTAAAGCAAAATATAATGCAGGTGTGACAAATAGAAATTGTGATAATAGTGGAGTTTTAGTTAATGCAGTTTTAACGCCCGATAGGGTAAATAAAAGACAAAATGGTCGTAGAATTAAAGAAAGCGGAGAACCAATGTTCACATTGACAGCTCAAGATAAACATGGAATTTTGAAAAATGGAGATATAAGAAGGTTAACACCAAAGGAATGCTTTAGGTTGCAAGGATTTCCGGATAAATATTACGAAAGAGCAGCAAGTGTATGCTCAGATAGTCAACTGTACAAGCAAGCAGGAAATGCTGTTACTGCAAATGTTGTATATGAAATAGCAAAAAGAATGGGCTAAAAGTTGCAAAATGTCTTTTAGTATGAATATTTTTGAAGTGTTTTGTAACTCTCAAATGAAAATAAGGGGTGAATAAATGTCAAAGTATATACTCAGATGGCAAATGGGATTGTTGTTAGAAAATAGAAGAATACATTACACATATGGTAGTAAAGAAATGTTAAAACAAAAAGCAGAATTATTAGCTAAAGATGACAAGATATTATTTATAACAATAGATAAAGTTGAAGAAGTTATAAAAGATACTAGAAGTCAAAAAATGGCTGAATATTATTGTGATGGAGGAATTGAAATATGATAATACACAAATTTATAATACATGTTTTAGATAAGAATAGCGATACACCAATACTAAATGATTTTGAGGGTAGGGTTAGTCAAGATATTGAAGCTTTCTTTCAAAAGAAAATAAGCAAAGTATCAAGAGATAATGACATCAGAACAGCAGTATTTAATGACTATAGTAACAATCTAATTAAGAAGTGTTGTGAACAAATTATTTATGATGAAAGTTCATTTTTAAATAACTCTAAAGAGATTGCAGCTTATTTATTTGATGTTATGAAATTGAATGCTACATTAGAATCTTGCGACTTAGCAATTTGCTTATACTCTCAAAATGATGAAAAGAAAGTTGCTATATTAAAGCTTGATTACAATAATTCGTATACTCATTCAATAGAGTTTAAAGATGATAAATTTAATATACAGATGTCTAAGAATGAAATTAATATACAAGAGACTAAAACAATTAAAATAGGAGCAATTATCGGTTTGAGTGGAGTCAATGATGAATACCATCTTAGGGTTTTAGACAAGGATGCAGAAAAGGAAGAAGCTAATTCTAAGTTTATTACAGAGTTTCTAAATGCTACTAAAATAAAAGATGACAAGTATAAGACTAAGATGTTTAAAAATACAGCCGAAAATTGGATAACTAATGCTCTTGGAAATGATATAAAACAAGCAGAGGATGTAAGAAGTATATTAAATTATACTTTGAAAGAAAAACATGAAATTAATATAAATGAGTTTGCTGATAAAACAATTAAAGATGATAAGTTAAAAGATAGCTTTAAAGAACATATGGAAGAAAAAGGTCTTGATAAAGGATTTAGTATAGATAAAAAATGGGTTGAGAAAAAGCTTAAAAAGAGAAATATAAAAACTGACAATGGCTTTGAAATAAAAGGTAACTTAACTGATTTTGAGGACCCAATGAAATATACAGTAAGACAAAATCAAAATGGGTCTATAGATATAATTATTAAGAATGTAACATTTTATGAGGAAAAGTAGGTACTCATGTGACTATTGGCTAGAGAAGGAGAAGTAAATAATAAGAGGATGTAAATTTAAACTAGTTAGGAGGAATAACTTATGAAGATTTTTTTATTGACTATACTGCTAATAATTATTTGTATATTAGCAAATTATGTAAAAAATCGCATATATAAAAAATCTATAAATAATTTAAAATATAAATATTCTGTAGGGGAAAAGATTATATATCATCAAATAAACTGTTACTATAACAGAATGGTTGGTTGTGAAATTTTAGAAAAATGTTATAGTACGAAATTTAGAAAAAGAAATACCCCGCTTTATAAAGTAAAAGCATATGTAGGTGATAACAATACAACATGGGTTATACCAGAGTGGAGAATTGAATGTCTTGCTACGACTTATGGAGAATTTCCTAAATATTAAATAATAAAAATGGAGTATAAATAGTCAAGGTAAGTTTGTGAATGAAACTAGAAGTTTATAGACTTACTTTGACTTATAAAAAGGGTGATTTGCATATGAAAAATAAGGTTGAGATAAATAATATACAACAATTAAATGATGCTTTAAATAAGTATAATATCCCATTTGACGTGTTAAGTGATATAGATAGAAGAATATGTGGCTGGATGGCTACTGGTGGTAATGAAGATGATGCTTATATTAAACAACAATATAGATATGTAGAGAATTTTATAAATTTGTTTTGTGACTAGGAAGTGATTCTATGAAACGAAGAAGATGCAGTTGGTGTGGTAAGCTGTTTTATCTTAAGGAAAAATCTAAGGAGATTTATTGTTGTAAGGACTGTAGAAAGAAGGCTAATAAGAAAAATAAATAGTGGAGGTATTAATATGCAAAAAGATATTTGGTTATATAGTTGGGATGATGAATATTTTGCAAGTGATGAATATGAAAGCAAAGAGGAAGCTATTAATGGAGCTAAGGAAGAACTTAAAAGGTTTAAAGAGGTTAAACAATGTGTTTATATTGGAAAAAAAGAAGATGTTAATATACCTAATATAGATGCAGAGGATGCTTTAGAACGTGTTCAAGATAGAATTGATGATGAATTTGGAGGGTTTGGAGAAGATTGGTTTGAAAATATACGTGCTGAAGACATATTAACACTAGAGAATAGAATAAGCAAAGTATTTAAAAAATGGATAGATGAATTTGGATATAAACCATATTGGTTTGTTGTTAGAGATACGGAAGAAATAGAACTAAATGAGGTAGCAAATGAAAGTTAATTTTGTAATAGATGGAGAGCCAGTTGGCAAAGAAAGACCGAGAATGAACTCTATAACTAAAAGGACCTATACACCTAATAAGACTAAGAATTATGAAGAGTTAATAAAATGGCTGTATCAATCTAAAGTTAAGTATCGTTTTACTGGTTATATAAAAATGACTTTAAGATGTTACTATTCTATAGCTAAAAGTAACAGTAAAAAGGTTAAAGAGCAGAAAAGAAATAATGTATTAAGACCTAGTAAGAAACCCGATATAGACAATGTTGTTAAGATTATAGCTGATTCACTCAATGAGATAGCTTATAAGGATGATACACAGATTGTTGAGGTTGTAGCTAGTAAATATTATAGTGACAATCCCAGGGTTGAGGTTATATTAGAAGATATTAGTTGAACAATGGAAAAATCCATTTATCAAATCATTAGATAAAAATAATTTGGAGGAGGATTATAAGTATGAATAATTTAAAATTAATCGAGAATGAAGGACTTATAAAAGTATATACAACAGATGAAGATATAAAAGTTGTAAATGGAAGAGAACTTTGGGAAGGATTAGGAGTAAAACAACAATTTTCAGACTGGATAGAAACAAACTTAAAAAATGTGGATGCTAATAAAAATGAGTTTTACATTTTAAAAGGTAAAACCTCTAAACAGGGTGGAAGACCTACAGACGAATATATAATTAAATTAGAAATAGCAAAAGAAATTTGTTTAGTAGCAGGAGCAAGTCCAAGAGCAAATAAAGAACTTAAAAGAAACTCTAAAAATTATAGAAAATATCTAATTGCAGTAGAAGAAAAATACAAAGTATCAAACAATCTTACAAAAACACAGTTAAATCAAATTAATGATATTGTAAGTAACGCATTATGTGAAATGCAAACCAAACATGATGCACAAATAGAACAATTTAAAAAGGAATCCTCACAATATTATAGACCTACAAGTAAAACTAAGTATGATATTTCAAGCTACATAAAAGATAGATTAGATATTCCTAGAGCTAATGAGGAGTTTGATTTAGTTAAAAAGAGAACTTTATTAATTCTTGGAGCTGATAAGTGGGAAGACATACCAAAAGATGTGTTATTAAAATCCCTAAACATTATAGATGAATCAATTAGAATTATAAAGTCTGAAAGAAAGACAAATCAGATTAGTTTCTTTGAAAAAGATAATTTCTGTTAATAAAAAGAAAAAAGGAGTGCTTTCACACTCCAGTTGTCAAAAATATAAAACTTTTATATACAAATATTATTATAACATAAATAATTGATAGGAGTGTGGAAGTATGAATAAAAAGACACTATTTCAAGAGGTTGAAGGTAGATTGTATAACTATAAAAAACTAGAAAGTCAAATAAGAATAAAAGATATATATATTAAAAAATTAGAAAGTGAGTTTTGCGGATGTAAGGCTCAAAGTTATGAAGAAAAAACTGGAGAAACTTATAATATAAGTTCAAGTGTTGAAAATGAAGTTATTAAGAGAGAAGAAGATTTAAATAGATTAAAAGAAGATAAGAAAACATTAGAAATTGAAAAAGAAACTATAGAATGTGCATTAACAAGTCTAAATAGCTTTGAAACAGAGTTCTTCAATGAAATGTATATGAACAATGAGAAAATCAACATGGATTATATGTCTAATGCTATGCACATAGATAGAAGTCATTGCTTTAGAATAAGAAAAAGGATAGTTTGTAAAATTATGGATATGTTATATCCAAAAATAAAAGAGTTTGAATTACCCATTTTTTCATGGAAAGCTTAAAAATGAGACTATTTTGAGACTTTTTTGAGACTATCGTGAGACTTTTTGTTGGCAAAAACATGAGATAATAATATCGTGGAAATAAAGATTTCCCTCTCAAAACTAAATAATTGCTAGGTTAGTTTAAAGGGCTAATCTAGCAATATGAACAGACTAGGCAGGGCGTGAGGACGTTGTTAGTTCAATTCTAACTATGTTCAAATATTAATCAACGTATACGCTAAAAGTAGAGAAATTGAGGGCAAAATTTTATATTTTGTATCTTAATTCAGAGTCTAAAAACCGAGTGGGGCTTGGTAACCTCACTCACCATGCAGGTGCAGGTGCTTAATCTAAGTTCGATTCTTAGAACTTGCGACATAATATGTATCTCCCCTTTGAAAAAGGCTAAGTTTACCCTAAACTTAGCCTTTTAATTTTTAAAAAGAAAAAAGAAATTTTTATTGTCATAATACTATTTGTTTAGGTATATTATAATGTGCATATTGTAATATTAAATACTTAGTAATTGTTTGAGTGAATATATAGAGAATAGGTGACATAAGTTTTTATAATATGAGTTATTTAAATTAATACAAATAACAGTGATTTTATTATATAAAATGTACATATTGTGAATAATAATAATAAAATCATGTACAAAATGCCAACTGATAATTCCTCAAAATGTATTGCATATTTGACGTGACGTCAGTATAATTAAATTATAATAGTGAAGTGGAAGGTGGTACTTATGGCTACAAAAAGTATTTTAAAAAATGTAGATGTAAGAAAAAAGGCGTTTGGAAGGAATCTAGTATCAGCTCTAGAAAATGCTAAAAATAAACAAGAAAAAGAAGTTGTATTAAGTAAAAAATGTTCAGAAGTACCAAAAGATAAAATAAAGGATATATTCAGGAGATTTTAATGAGTGGCTATTTAATTGTAAACTTAAGTAATATGCTAGGAGAGCTGGAGGAAGAAGAAGTTAAAAAAATTCTCTCCAGTTTTTCTTGTCCCCTTAATAAAGATGTAGAAGAATTTTTAAAAAACAAAGCTATTGAATTTTCTAAACAGGGTTTGGCTAGTACACATTTAGTGCTAACTTCTTATAAAGGCAAGCCTGTTATAGTTGGATATTTCACTCTAGCTAATAAGTATTTTACAATAAAAAGAAAAACATTATCAAACTCTTTAGCTAGGAAAATAGTGAAGTTTGGACAATACAATGAAGAACTAAGAAGATATATTATTGGAGCACCTTTGATAGGGCAAATAGGAAAGAATTATTCAAATAATTATAATAAATTAATCAAGGGTGATGAACTTCTAAAAATTGCATGTGACAAGATAAAAGCAGTACAGTTAGATATGGGTGGGAAAATAGTGTACCTTGAATGTGAAGATAAACCTAAATTAATTGAATTTTATAAGGATAATGGATTTGTAGACTTTGGAAAAAGAAGCCTTGATAAAGACGAAACAGATTCGTTAGATGGGGATTATTTAGTTCAAATGTTGAAATATCTAAAAAAATAAAAGTACATAAAATCTAAAATGACTATCTTGATAGATGGTCTTTTTTTATACAATAAATTAAGAAGGAGAATAAGATTATGAAAGTATTTTTAGGGGGAACTTGTAATGAAAGTACCTGGAGAGATGAATTAATTAATTTGCTAGAAATTGATTACTATAATCCAGTTGTACCGAATTGGACAGAAGAATGTATGAAAAAGGAAAGGGAGCAAAGAGAAACTTGTGACTATTGTTTATATACGATAACACCACTTATGACTGGAGTATATTCGATTGCAGAAGCAGTAGAAGATTCTATAAAAAGACCCCACAAGACTATTTTTTGTTTATATGACTCTATTAAAGACAAAAAAAGATTTACTGCATCAGAACTAAAATCTTTAAATCAAGTTGGTAAGATGATTGAGAGAAATGGTGGAAAATATTTTGCTAATTTACTTGATGTGGCACTTTATTTAAATAAAAAAGGAGAACAGTAGCATGGAGAAAAAAGAAATTGAGGAACTGAGTAAAAACTGTGAACCAATACTAGAATAAACGACTAATCTTTACTCCCAAAACAAACAAATAAAGAGGTGGTGATGTGCAAGATGTCAAAGAAAAGGTAAAACAAGATTACTTAAAAGGAATGAAACAAAAGGAAATATCAGCAAAGTATGACATTAGTTTAAATACTTTAAAGTCATGGATAAAAAGATACAACTGGTCAAAGGAAAAGAAAAAGGGTGCACCCATAAATAAAAGAGGTGCACCCTTTTCTAATAAAAATTCAGTTGGCCATGGTGCTCCAAAAGAGAATAAGAATGCTGAAAAGTTTGGTTTCTTCTCAAAATACTTACCCGAAGAAACTCAAGACCTAATTAATGAAATAAAGAATAAAGATAAATTCGATATTCTTTGGGAACAGATAACAATTCAATATGCAGCAATAATAAGAGCACAAAAGATAATGTATGTTAAAGATAAAGAAGAAATGATTAAGGAATTAAAGAAACATGAAAGCACAGAAAATGGTGAGAAGATAGAGTATGAATTTCAATTTGCATGGGATAGGCAAGCATCTTTTCTTAATGCACAGAGTAGAGCTATGAGCGAACTTAGAAGTTTAATTAAACAGTATGATGAAATGATTCATAAGGATTGGAATTTGGCTACAGAGGAGCAGAAGACAAGAATAGATACAATGAGAACTAAAGTAGAGCTTGAGAAAATTAAGTTGTTTGGTGATGATAAAGACGATAATTCAGAAGCTATACAAAGCTTCTTAGAAGCTACTACCATGAGTAAAGAAGATATAAAAGCTTTATTTGAAGAAGAAGAAGGAGAGTGCAAAAATGGCTCTACTTAGAAGAAAACAAAAAAGACAAGAAAAGAGATTTGAATTTAAACCTTTTTCAAAGAAACAATTAAAACTTCTCAACTGGTGGAGAGAAGGTTCTAAATATAAGGACTATGACATTATCATTGCTGATGGAGCAATAAGAAGTGGTAAAACTATAGCTATGATTTGTAGCTTCTTAATGTTTACACAAACTAATTTTGAAGTAGAAAACTTCATAATTGCAGGAAAGACTATTGGTTCACTAAAGAAAAATGTTATTGAACCTATGAAACAGATACTAAATGCTTGGGGTTGGCGATTTGAGTACAATCGTTCAGAAAATTTTTTAGTAATTGGTAGTAATACATATTATATGTATGATGCTAACAATGAAGCTTCCCAAGATAAATTACAAGGTTTGACAGCAGCAGGGGCTTTAGCTGATGAAGTAGCTTTATTTCCTAAAAACTTTGTTGACCAAATGATTGGTCGTTGCTCTGTTGATGGCTCTAAAATATTTATGAACTGCAACCCTGCAGGTCCATATCATTTTATTAAAACTGAATTTATAGACAAAGTAAAAGAAAAATTAATCTGTTATTTACATTTCACAATGGATGATAATTTATCTTTATCTGAGAAAGTTAAAAATAAGTTTAAAAGAATGTTTACAGGTGTCTTTTATAAGAGATATATTTTAGGTCTTTGGTGTCAAGCCGAAGGTGTTATCTATGATATGTTTAATGAGAAGATACATAAGGTACTAACTAAACTTAGAGAATACACAGAGCATTATGTATCATGTGATTATGGTACTCAAAACGCTACAGTATTTATATTATGGGGCAAATGTAAAGATGTTTGGTATGCAGTCAAAGAATACTATTACGACGGAAGAAAAGAAGGAAAACAAAATTCAGATAATAAATATTATACTGAGCTAGTAAATTTTTTAGGGAATATACATCCTAAAGCTATAATAATAGACCCAAGTGCAGCTTCTTTTATAACTTTGATAAGAGATAAAGGAAAGTATAGAGTTAAAAAGGGTAATAATGATGTACTAAATGGAATAAGAAATGTCGGAACTGCTTTAAATAGAGAAATGATTAAATTTAATGATTGTTGCTCTAATATATTTAAGGAGTTCTTTTCTTATGTTTGGGATGAAAAAGCTTTAGAATATGGAGAAGATAAACCAGTTAAAGTAATGGACCATGCCATGGATGCAATTAGATATTTTGTTCATACAATATTATTTGGAGGAAAAGAACCTAATTATGATGATGAAATCTATAATAAAGGCTTAGGATTGAAGAAAAATAATATACAAAATCAATATAATAAGAAAGGAGGGACTGTATTTTAGTGAATATAAAAAATATCTTACTCAATTTAGATGAAAAAGAGTTAAGAGATAGAAAACATGCAGAAAGAGATTTTTTGTTTTATCTAGGTGAATGTAGAAATAAAACTATGGGACTGTTAGATGATGATTTTTTAGGTCAAAGTTGGATTACTTTTGATAACCTAGACTATACACCTTCTCAAATTGTGGATAATAAGGTAAAACCACTTATAAATAAACAAGCTCGTTTTATGTTTGGAAAAGAGCCAACTATAATACTTAAAGCATATGAAAAAGAACATAAAGAAGCATGTGAGGAATTAAGGCAGTATATTGATTCAATATTAAATGCCAGCAAGTTTTGGAGCAACACACTAAAAGCTTTTAAGATAGCAACTATAACGAAAAGAGTCTTATTAAGGTTAGAAGCTGAACCAAATCAACCTATAAGACTCTTTTATCATTCTATAAATGATTTCAAATATCAAGTTGATAGTAATGATATTACAAAATTAAAGTCAGTTGTATTTGTTAGATTTGATTCATCAACTATAAAAGAAGTAACAGCAAAACAAATATGGTATAGATATACTTACTATATGAAAAAAAGTGATGTCAGTAATCAAGAAAGTTGCTTTATAAAGATAGAAAAGTTCAAAGGTGATAACTTATCTAAACCTATTAAAATAACAGAAAATGATACCAAGCTTTCTAAAATACCATGTTGGGTGATTGTTAATGAACAAAGCATTACAAATATAAGAGGAATTAGCGATATTGAGGACTTAAAACCTTTACAGGACACTTATAATAAAAGGTTGTCAGATTTTAATGATTCTTTAAAATTTCTAATGTTTGGTCAAACAGTTGTAGTAGATGCGACAGAAGAAACAGTTAATGCTTGCAAGATTGCTCCTAATGCTTTAATGGCATTAAAAACACTTGAAGAAGGTTCAGAAAAAGCAAAACAAGCACAAGCGTATAGGGTTGAGAGTAGTTTTTCAAATGCAGACCCTGTAAACTCTTTTTTTAAAAGACTTGAAGATAGTATGTATGAAAAATTAGCAATACCTAGACCTGAACAATTACAGAATATACCTAGTGCCAAAGCTTTGAAATATTTATATACAGAGCTTATTGCAAGATGTTCAGAAAAGTGGAATGATTGGGAACCTGCAATAAGAAGCATGTTAAGATTAATAGTTGAAGCTTGTAGTAAATTTAATTGTTATGATGATTGGAATCATGACTGGGATGATTTAATGTTTTCTATTGTATTAAATAAAAATTATCCAATTCCAGAAGATGAAGAAGATTCAAAAAGGTTGGCGCTTGAAGAAGTTAATAATAATGTTAGAAGTCATAGAAATTATATAAAAGAATTTGGAGATGATGAAGATTATGAGGAAGCATTTAATGAAGTACTAGAAGATAATGAAAAGATACAATCAGTAGAGCAAGACCAGTTCAGAAAAGATGCAGAAATAGAAATTGATAATATTGATGAAGAATTAAATAGTAAATCTAATAATAGTGATGAGTAATGAGGTGTTGTTATGAAGGACAATACTTATACAAAGAAAGTTCTCGAAGCTAGAAAAAAACTTTTATTATTAGATAAAAAAGTACAATTAGAGATATTAAGTGTCTATAAAGATGCTAGTAAAACTATTTTAAGTGATATTGTTAAAAATAAAGAGTTGAATCTAAGTACTAAATACTTAAAAAAGCTAAATAAATCAATCGAGAAGTATATCAATGAGCTAAATCAAAGATTAGTACCTGTTACAGAAAAAAGCATAATAGAAGCTTCTAATATAGCTAAAGAATTACAAATGTATTACTATCAATCAATAGTTCCAAACGAATCTATAAAGTTTGCATGTGATGCTATGTGTATAAAGACAACTACTAGTGTGGTGGAAAAACTAGTTGCAAGTAACTTTTATAAAGATAAAAGGTCATTAGATAGTAGGATTTGGGGCTATAGTAATAAAAATAGAAAAGATATTGATAGATTAATAAAAGCTAATGTTGCAAGAGGTGCTAATGCAAAGACTTTAGCAAAGAGTTTAGATAATTATGTTAATCCAGTTAAAAAGACAGAAGCTAAAACGTTAGAAGTTGGAATGAATAAAAGTATATCTTATCAAGCTCAAAGACTTGCTAGAACTTCTATAACACATGCTTTTGTAGAAACAAGTGTCCAAAATGCAATAAATAACCCCATGTGTATTGGTCTACAATGGAACCTAAGTTCTCAACATTATATTAGACAAGTAAAATGGAGGGGCGAGGATGAATGCGATGAATATGCAGAACAAAATAGATATGGATTAGGTGAAGGAGTTTTCCCACCAGAAAAGTATCCTATTCCACACCCTAATTGTCTTTGTTATCCCACTCAAGTTATAGTGCCAATCAATGAAGCTTCTAAAATGATGAACGATTGGGTAACTGGTGGAGATAATGATATTCTTGATAGTTGGTTTGATGGAATAATACATCAAAATAATAGTATTCCAGTCATTAAGAAACAAATAAATAAAAAGAATAAAATAACTACAAATAGTAAAGATGATAGAATTAAAAAGAACCTTACTAATTCAATTAAGAATAAGTCAAAGAAAGCACCTAAACAGATTCAAAAATATATAAATAAGTATGTAAATACAAATAAAATAATAATTGATAATGGTCAAAAGATGCCTTTTATATATTATACTAAGGTTGATTTAATTGGTATTAATCCAAACATCAGAGAATTTAAATCTTATAATAAAGAAGCTGCTTTACTTCATGAGTTTGCACATAGAATTGATATAAAAGAAATTAAGAGCTATAATAATATTAAGTTCCAACAAGCTATTGAAAGTAGTTCTATGTATGTTTTAAAAAATATTGAAAAACTACAGAGTATATATGGTAACTCTAATGATTTGTATAACAATGAATTTATTAGTGATATATTGGGAGCATTATCCAATAATGAATTTGATGATTTATTAGCAACTCATAGCGAAAATTACTGGAGTAAAAACAGAAATAAAGAGAAAGAAATATTTGCTAATTTATTTACACTAAAGTATCAAAATAATAAAGAAATAAATAGTTTTATTAAAGAACATTTAAATAGTTTAGATAAAATATTTAATGAATTGCTAGGAGGGATTTAGATTGCTTGAAGAAATGAGAAAAGATAAAAAGCTGTTAGAGTTGAGACGATTATATAAAGAGAAGTATGGTAAGAACGCACCTGGGTTCAACTATGATGAATACAACAGTTATGCTGAGTACAAAGAAAAGTTAAAAGAATTGATACAAAAATAAAGTGAGCACTTATTAATTAAATATTAATGAGTGCTTTTGTTATGCTTAATTTTAGGAGGAAATTAAATGTTAGAGTATTTTAAAAAGTTACTTGGAGATGAAGAAGGACAAAAAGTTTATGAAAAATTATCTAAAGATAAAGAAAATAAGCTTCTTTTAGATAATATTAAAAGTCCTAGATTCGTTGAAAAGACAGAGCTAGAAAATGCAAATAAAGAGATTAAAGAGTATAAAAAGCAAATAGGAGATAGAGACAAGCAATTAAATGATTTACAAGGCAAAGTTAAAGATAATAAAGAGTTATCAGATGAAATTGAAAGTCTTAAAAATGCAAATAAAGAAATTAGAGAAAATGCAGAAAAAGAAATTGAGGTTTTAAAGTTTAATACAGCTTTTGAAAGAGTTATTGAAAGTTATAATCCTAGAAACTCAAAAGCTTTGGCTGCTTTAATAAATAAGGATAATATTAGTTTTGTAGATGGTAAATTTATTGGATTAGATGAACAAATAAAAGCTTATCAACAAAGCGATTCTTATTTATTCAATAATGAAAAAAACAAAGGAGATGATGAAATTGGAGGAACTGGAGGATTAGAAGGCGGAACAACGTCATTACTTGATAATGATAGCGAAATAAGTAGTATAGGTGAGTTGTTAGCTAACTCTAAAGTAAAAAGTGAAAATATAGAAGCTCAAAAGAAATTCTTTGGAGAAGAATAGGAGGAAAATATATGAGTATAGAAAAATCTGAGATTTACATGGGGGAAAATAAAACCATATTAAAATTTGCAGGAAATTTATTTCAAAATGTAAATATTAAAGTGAAAAAAACCGATGTAGCTATAGTAGATGAAAAGAGAATTTTAAAAGCAGGTACATTAATATCAAAAGATGGAAAATTGGTAGATGGTACAACTGTTACAAATGATAAGGCTTTTGGTTTAGTATATAGAGATATAGATTTTACTTATTCAAATGGGAATGAAAGTATTCCAGTATTTATATTTGGATTTATAGATGAAAAGACCTTGCCAACAGCTATACCAGAAGAAGCAAAACAAGCAATGAAAATGATTATGTTTTTATAAAATAAATATTAGGAGGAATTAAAATGGATTGGAAAGACTTTATAGACTCTAAGGAGATAGCTAAATATATAAAAAAATTACCGCTAGAAATGTTAATAGGCGAATCTTTGTTTCCAAGAAAAAAGCAAATAGGTATGGACCTAAAATATATTAAGGGAGCGAAGAAAAAACCAGTAGTGTTAAAACAAAGTACTTTTGATGTTGCTGTAAAAATAAGAGCATTAAAAGCTCAAATAGAAGTTAAATCAAAGAGAATGCCATTTTTTAAAGAGAGTGTTCTTGTAAATGAGGAAGATAGACAACAGTTACTTTTAGCTTCTAAAGCTCAAAATAAAGAACTGTTACTAATGATAATTTCACAAATATATGATAATTATTTAGCTCTTGTAGATGGTGGCGATATGCAAATGGAAAGAATGAGAATGCAGGCGCTAGCTGATGGAGTAATAAATATCGTATCAGAAGATGGAGATTTAGTATTTGACTTTGAAGTTCCAAGCAATCATAAAGAAGTGTTAACTGGAAGTGCAACATGGGATAATCCAGATGCAGATATTATAGGAGATATTCAAAGATGGATGAGAATAATGAGAGATGAAGGGAATCCGTTACCTAAGAGAATGGTAATGACAAGTAAAACCTTTGGGTATTTTGCTAAAAATAAAGCTATTAAATTAGATATAGATAAAGATGGTAGAGTTATTTTAACTGATGAAATGATTAAAAATTATCTTAAAAATAAAGTTGGTTTATCTGTTGCCATAGTAAGTGGAACATATAAATTAGAAGATGAAAGTGAAGAATCTTATTTCCCTGATAACAAAATAACTTTTATTCCAGATGGAGATTTAGGAAAAACTTATTATGGTACAACACCAGAAGAAGCTGACAAAGTATATGGTTCTAAATTAGATTGTTCTGTTGTTAGAACTGGTATTGCTATAACAACAATGAGATTAATTGACCCAGTAACAGTTCAAACTAAGGTATCACAACTAGGTATGCCAAGCTTTGAACGTGCTGATGAATGTTTCTTCGCTACAGTAGCATAATTAAGGGGGTGATAATTATGGCTAAAAAGAAAGATAATTTAATGCAAGTAAAAGCTTTGGTATATCTAAAGTATGATAATGGATGCTATAAAATAGGTGATGTATTTGAGATTAGAAAAGCAGACCAAGAATCTATGGAAGAAAAAGGATATATAGAAGTCATAGGAGAAATTGAAGAAAAGAATAATAGTGATAATGAGCTTCTTGAAAAAGATGGTGAGTAGATATGTCTATTACCAATTTAGATAAATTAAAACTTAATTTGCAAGAAGAAGAGTATCCTTATTTTACAGATGAACAACTTGTGATGTTATTAGAATCTAATGAGAATAATGTTTTAAAAGCTTCATGGAGAGGTTGTTTACTCAAAGGTGCTACAGATGATTGTATTAAAATAGGCCCTATAGAAACTAAGAGTAGTAATAGTTCATACTGGTTATCATTAGCAGATATATATAAAACTGACTATTTAGAAGAAAAATCAAAGAATGAAACAACTAACACAGGATATAAAACATCTATGATAAGAGTTGATGGGCAATGAGAAAATTAAGAGCTGATAAGATAATAAAGACTATCAATAGAGGAATAACTTTAAATCCTCAAACAATAACTATAGAGCAAGAAGTGAAAAATATAGTAGATGGGGCTATTGAGGTTACAAATGAAGTAAAAGAACTAACAGTAGTTATATATCCCGAAAAAACTAATGATACAGTAATAAATAGTGAAACTATTGGCACAGCTTATAAAAATAAAAACTTTGGTATGGTTACAGATAAAGAAGCTGATTTAAGATTGAATACTGAAAGTAATATAACATTTAAATGTATTGAAGGTACTATGAAATTAAACTATGTAAATCCTGTTGTAGTTGAAGGCAAAATCTGTGGTTATATATGTGGTCTTGAAAAGCTAGATTAGAGGTGATTTAATGAGTGTGTTTACTAAGGCTATAAATGAAATTGATAGGAAAAAGTCTACAATGCCACTTCTGTGTATGAATATAGCTTTTATGTTAGAAGGAGAAGCTAAAAATAGTGCAAAATGGACTGATAGGACAGGAAATGCAAGACAAGGTATAACAGGAACTAGCTTAGGTGGAGGAAATCAATACATTGTTAGGTTAGGACATGGAGTTGACTATGGAACTGTTTTAGAGGAAGGTTCAGCACCTCATATTATAAAACCAAGAAATGCAAAAGCTTTGTTTTGGAATGGAGCTTCACATCCTGTTATGAAGGTTCAACATCCGGGTACTAAAGGTACACATTCTTTAGAGTCCACAATTAGTAGGAATATGCCTAAGATAGGGAAATTAATAGAAGGACATTGGAGTAAATAATATGAGAGCAGGAATAAGAAAAGCCTTAATTGAGAACATACCAAAGCTTAAAGATTGTTATGAACCAACTGTACCTAATAAAAAGACTATAAAACCATATGCTGTAATTGTTCAAGGTGAAGATGCTGACAACGAGGGTGATGTTATAGGTTTTAGAAGGATCATAAATATTTGGTTATATGAGAAAAGGACTACATTTAATAAACTAGATGAACTTACGAAAGAAGTCATAGAAACTTTAGATTTTAAAACTATAACAGATAATACATCTAACGAGGTATTTACTTGTATTTATGAAGGTGCAGTTGGTCAAGATGTTATAGATGAAGAATGGGAAGCTATAATAAGGTGTTTAAGGTTTAGTGTAATAGCTTTAGATGACAAAGATGATATAACTAGTGATAGATGGGTAGAAGCTTTATCTAAGTACACAAAAGATTTATTAGAAATCGAGAGTTACAAAGATAATTGGAAGAAAAACTTTATAGCACCTTGTTGTTTATGGAGAACTACAAATATTGAAAATAAAAGAATTAACTATCATTTAATCGAGATTACTAAAACTATGAAATGTCATGTTGTTAGCAAAAATAAGGATGAAATTATTAAGCTTCTTGAAGCATTGGAAACAAAGTTAATAATAGATAAAAGAGTAAGACTTAGAGAAGATAAGAACATGTATTTAACTCTTGTTAGCGTGGTTGAGGATAGGGAATCAGATATGTTTACAACTGGACAATTAACAGTCATATTTAAAATGATAGGAAAAATAAAAAGAGAAGGACCTATTATGAATGCGATTTATAATAGTGGAAATTTGAGATAGGAGGTGCAAAGATTGGCTGAAACAAATAATAAAAAGACTAATGTGAGTAAGCAGGAAGAAAAATATTTGAAAGAAGATTTCTTAAAAAATAGTGAAGCACTTGGCTACGAAAAGATGGTAGTTGCAGGTGCTTTATTTAATTGTAAGAAAGATGAACTTACAAAATCAGAGTTTGAGAAGCTTATAAAAGATTTCTTAGAAAGAGAGGTGAAGTAAAATGGCAACTGGTACATGGAATGAAAAAGAAAAAAAGGAGATACCTGGTTTTTATAACAGGTTCAAGACTCAAGCAGAAAAGTCTACAAATAAAGGATTAAAGGGTAGATTAGCAATACCAGTTAAGGCTAATTGGGGAGAAGTTGGCAAGGTTGTAACAATAAAAAATGACTTGAGACAGCTTAAAACTTTATTTGGTGATGATATGAACTATTCAGCATATAAGTTAGGTAAATTAGCTTTATTAGGGAATGTAAAGGAATTACTTTTATATAGGCTTGTAGATGGAAATCAAAAGAAGGGTACATTAACACTAAAAGATACTACAGAAAATACTGCAAAAGATGTAATTAAGCTAGAAACTAAATATCCAACTAGCAGAAATTTTAATGTAACAATAAAATCTAATCTAGTAGATGCAGATAAAAAAGACTTTGTATTCTTCGAAGGAACTAAACAGTTATTTAGTTCAAGTGTTAAAGGTACTATAGATGAAATAGTGCTAGAAATAAACTCAAATTTAGATAATGAGTATGTAATTGCAACTAAAGTAGCTGATAGTGATACAACATTAGCAAACTTAGTAAATGTAGCACTTGAGGGTGGTAATGATGGTTGTACATCTATAACAAATGAATCTTATCTAAAAGCATTAGAAGAATTTGAGAGATATAGTTTTGATTCTTTTGTACTTGATGGTGTAGCTGACGAAGCTTTGCAAGAAACAACAAAAGCTTGGGTAGCTAAAAATAAAGAATTAGGAAAAGACATACTACTTTTTCTAGGTGGAAAAACAGAGGATAATATAAAACAAATTAATGATAAATCAAAAGGTTTTAATGATGAAAATATAGTTAATGTTGGGAGCTCAGCTTATTATGAAGGAATAAAATATACACCTAGCGAAGTAGCTGTTTATATAGGAGCATTAGCAGTAAGCAAAGGTATAACAGGAAGTATATGTAATGCTAAGACTATATTTGAAGAAGTAGAACCAAGACTAAGCCAATCAGAAGTTAAAGAGTGCTTAAAGGCAGGAACATTAATACTTGATTTTGATGATGGAGACGTGATTATAGTTGATGATGTAAACACATTTAAGAAGTATACAGATGATAAAAGCGAAGCTATGGGATATATCTCTAATATTATGTTTATTAATACTATAAATAAAGATACTTCATTAAAAAGAAAAGAGTTTGTAGGGAAAATATTTAATGATGCAACAGGGCAGACAACTGTTATATGTGCATTAAAGAAATATTTTGAAGAATTAATGAGCCAAGGTATTATATCAGAATTTAATGTTGATATAGATACAGAGCTTCAAGCAACTGCCAAAGCTGATGAATTTTACTGGAAATGGGAAGCTATTAAGGTTGATGTAATGAAAAAAATATATGGTACTGGATACCTAAAATAAAGGAGGTTATAGATTATGTATAATGATGATTATATAGAAGAAGCCAGTTTTCTGAATGGTTCTGATGTAGTTATACTTATTGATGGTGTAGAAGAGCTATACATGGAAGAAATAAAAGCTGATTTTGAGCAAGATGAGCAAAGTATCAAACTGTTAGGTTGTCAAAATGAAATATCAAGAGTTGGGACTACTAAGGGTTCATTCTCTTTAAGTGGATATAAAGTAAGCTCAAAATTCGCAAAGTTAGGTTTTAAATCTTTTGAAATAATATATAAATTAACAAACCCACAAACACTGGGATATGAAAGTATTAGATTAAAAAATTGTAGACTGAAGAAAATACCACTTATAAATTCAAAAGCTGGTGAAGATGTAAAGATAGAGCTAGAAGGAAGTTATAGAGGATATGATTTATTAAATGAGCTTTAAAACAAAACAGTGCTGAACTCAAAGCTATGAACAATTAATTTTGTTTGTAGCTTTTTAAAATTAAAAATATTGGAGGAATAATATGTCAGAGATATATAAAAGAGAGTTAGAAAATGAGGTAATAGAAGAAAATAATGATTTAGATGAAGAAATAGAAGAAACAAATGAAGATAGATTGAAGATGAAAGAGGACGAAATAATAGCAAAGTTATTGGAGGATTCACCAGTACCCGAAAGGACTGTGTTTTTAGACAGATTAGGAATACCAATCACATTAAAAGCATTAACAGAAAAAGAGATTAGTAAAATAAGAAAAGATTGTACTAAAATTGTAAAGGTCCAAGGGCGAAGAGAAGAAAAATTAAATGATGATGAGTTTACTCTAGCATTAATAGAAAAAGGAACTGTAAAACCTAATTTTTCTAATCAAAAATTACTTGATGCTATGAAAGTAACAAATGCTAGTGAATTTATAAAGAGAAAATTCTTAGCTGGAGAATTAAGCAAAATAAGCGACCAAATATTGGAATTATCTGGATTTTATGATGAGATAAGTGATGATGATATAAAAAACTAATAAAAATGGGGGGACGACTGGCTGTTTTAAATAACATCTTTGTTAAGCATCATGTTCCCCCAGATATTTTTGTTAAGAAAAATTTGATGTCTCAACGCTTAATGAAAGTATTTACTCAAAATGAAATAGAGCAAGAGAATAAAGCTATGAAAAAATAAATATCTGTAGAAAGGTAGGTGAGGGAAATAGCTAAAAAGGAAATGTATCATATTGATGTTGTCATAAGTGCAAAAGGTGACGGAGAAACAAAAAGCAAACTAAGTACTATGGGAAAATACATGAAGCAGACAGAAAAAAGGATGCAGACACTTAATAGAATAAAAGTTAATCCTGCTATAAAAGCTACAGATAAAGCTTCAAGTGTTGTAAATAGAGTTAATAACAATATGAATAAAGCAAAAAAAACTGTTACAGCAAGAATAAAGGCTACAGATAACGCGAGTCCAGTAGCCAATAGGGCTAGCAATAATGTTAATAAAGCTAAAAAGACAGTAACAGCAAGGTTGAAAGCTACAGATAATGCGAGTTCTACTGTTAACAAAGTTAATAATAAGATAAAAGAAGTTGCTAAGCCTGTACCTCCTGTAATCATACGAGGACAAGATGAGTCTAGTTCTATAATAGATAAAGTGAAAGCTAAGATTCAGAATTTAAAAGCTGATACTATTATAAAAATAAAGTCTCAAGCTGTTGAAGCTATAAATACTATTTCTCGAACTAAAAATAAATTACAAGAATTTGTGAGTAAGAGATATGAAGCAGCGGTTAAGATTAGAGATGAAGCTAGTTCAACTCTAGGAGGGTTAACAGGGAAAATAGATTCTTTTGTAAGTGGAGCTATTAGTAAATTTACTAGACTGGCTACTATGGCAGGAGCTTTAATAGGTGGAATTGGTGTAGGTTCTGCTGTAAAAGGATTTGCAACTTTTGAACAAAGTATGAAGAATACACAAGCCGTAAGTGGAGCAACAGGAAAAGAAATGGAAGCTTTAACTGCAAAAGCTAGACAACTTGGGAGAGAAACTAGTTTTACAGCTAAAGATGCAGGAGACGCAATGTATTATATGGGTATGGCAGGATGGAAGTCCGAGCAAATGATAAAAGCAATTCCTGACGTTCTTAACTTGGCAGCAGCAGGAGGAACAGACTTAGCACTAACGAGTGACATTGTGACTGATGGACTAACAGCGTTAGGAATGACTGCAAATGACACAACTGAATTTGTTGATGTGATGGCAGCAACTATAACAAATTCAAATACAAGTGTTGAGTTAATGGGTGAAACATTTAAATACGTAGGCTCTATGGGCGGAGCATTGGGAGTATCTATGAAAGATTTATCTCTTGCGACAGGTCTGATGGCTAGTGCAAGTGTCAAGGGAAGCATGGCAGGTACTTCGTTAAGAGGAGGTCTAGTTAGATTAATAAAGCCACCAGAAGAAGCTGCTTCTGCAATCAAAAAATATGGAATAGAATTAAAGAAAAATAAAAATGGAAGCTTAGATTTAGCAGGAACAATAGGAAGTCTTAGAGAAAAATTAGGAGGATTAGAAGATGTTGAAAAAGGTGTTGCAATATCTTCTATTTTTGGAAGAACAGCCATGGCAGGTTGGGCGGCTGTAGTAAATGCTAGTGAAAGTGATTTTAATAAGTTAACTACAGCTATTGCAGAATCAGAAGGTGAAGCTAAGAGAATTGCTGATATGAAACTAGATACCCTGTCAGGACAATTTGAAATTTTAAAAAGTGCTATTGATGATGTAAGAATATCGGTAGGAAGTAAACTAGGTCCTATGACTCGTCAATTTGTAGAAAAACTTATAAAAGATATGCCTAAAATAGGTGATGCTATAGTTGGAGTAGTAGAAAAGTTTGTTAATAATTTCGATAAAATAAAAGCAGGATTTCAAGTATTATTGCCTGCAATTGGTTCCGTTATAGCCTCTGTTATGGTACTTAAAGCCACCTTTGCTTTTGGAGGAGCTATTAAAAGTTTAAGTTTACTTGCAAACACTTTTGGTACAGCTAAATTAGCTGCATTCGGATTAACAGTTGGAATAGGGGCTATTGTTATAGCTTTTGCAGGAATGACTGTTGCTATTTCTAATAATAAAACTGCTATGATGGACTTACAAACACGTTTTGGTTCGTTTGGTGAATATGTAACTACAATAATGGAAACTGTAGGTGGAGTTATAAAGCTTACGCTGGGGAATCTACTTATAATGCTTGGAGGGATAGGCAAAGGAATAGGTATTCTTTTATCAGATAAGAGCTGGGATGAAAAAGCTTCTTCATTAAAAAATCTTTTTGGTAAAACTACAGCAGAGATTAAAACAAATACAAAAGAAGCTTTGAGTGATATAAATGGAGAAACTTCTAATGCAACAGCTCTATTAAAAAAGTCTACTTCAAAAGAGTTACAAGGTGTTACTAAAGCGTTCTCAACTGCTTTTGACCAATCTAAAAATGTAACAGAGAAGAAATCTAATGATATAGCTAGAGCATTAACGAATGGATTAAAAGGTTTAGATGACCAATCTCTTACTATGATGCGAGGATTAAATGATAATATGGCGATAATTTTATCTGGTGTGACAGCAGATATGAAACCTAGTGACAAAGTTAACAAAATCACCAAAAATCTTGATGATGCTTTCAAGGCAGGTAAATTAAGTGCCCAAGAATACAGAAGTAGTATACAAGAAACTTTAAGTTTTATAAGTAAATATAGCGCAGATTCTTCAAATAATTTAAAACAAGGCATGAGTGATGCTTTCAATGCCTTCAAGGAAGGGACAAATGTAAGTGGATTAAAAGACGGAGTAACAGGAATGTTGAACTCTTTAAAAGCTACAGGGCCACAAGCTTTAGAAACCTTAAAAGGTCTAGGAGGTAAAGCAAGCGAAATTTTTAAGGGAGTGGATTTTAATTCTTCTATAGATGCACAGAAAACTAAAGTATTACAGAATCTAAACAATCTAGGTTTGGAAGGAACACAAGCTATAGATACATTAAGAACTATTTTCTCGCAAGCTTCCACTGCACTAGATACTACAAATTTAAAACAAGGTTTAAGCGATACGTTTAATTCATTTAAAATCGGATTTAATCAAGATGGGATAAATGGAGCAATAAATGGTATGCTTGGAACAATAAATCAAATAGGACCTCAAATGCAAGAAGCTCTAGGTAAAATGGATGGAAAGATGGGGCAAGTATTTGCTAATGTAGACTTTAGTACTCCAATAGAAACACAAGCCAGTAAAGTTCTTGAAAATTTGAATAATTTAGGGATAGAAGGACCAAAAGCTTTAGAAACTGTAAGAAGTATATTTGCTCAAGCTTCAAGTCAAATACAAGGTTCAGCTTCTCAAACTGCTCAACAAGCAAATCAACAGGTTGCAAATGCCCTAACACAAGAAAACCCAGCTGTGCAACAAGCAGGGCAACAATTAGGTACAGATTTGACAAATGGTGTAGTGAATGGAGTTCAAGCAGGGGTGCCAACTGTTCAACAAAAAGGGAATGAATTAGGAGTAGCAACTCAACAAGGTGTTACAGATGCTTTAAATAATGCTACACCTCAAATTAATAATAACAATCTTACAACTGGTATAGATACAGCATTCAACCAAGCTACTGCAACAGTTCAGCAAGGAGCGACGAATATGTACAATGGAGCAAAGCAAAGCTTCAGTCAATTAGCCCAAGTTGGAAGAGAAGCAGGAAGTAGTTTATATAACGGTGCAACAACTTCTTTTAATATGTTAGCATCAAATGTAAGGGTTGCATGTAGTAGCATGTACAACGGAGCTAGAACATCTTTTACGAGTTTAAGCAGTTCAGCGATAAGTGCTATTTCTGCTATGTGTAGTTCTGTAGTAAGTCAAGTTAGTGCTATGTCGAGCCAAATCATTAGTTACTGGAATAGTGTAAGAGCAACCGTTTCAGCACCAATCTCTGCATCTTTTAATGTTAAGACTACTCAAACAACTGTCAAAAGAACAGTAAATGAAGGAGGCGGGATACTAAGTAATATATTTGGTCGATTTGCTGATGGTGGAGTTGCAAGTAAACCAAGTATTTGTGGAGAAGATGGAGCTGAAATGGTGATTCCTCTTTCTAACAATAGAAGAAATCGAGCGATAGGCTTGTATGAACAAACAGGCAAAATGTTAGGTTTAAGCTCAACCCCATCACAAAAAATTGGAGAAAGTTATTCTAATGTTGTAAATAATGTTAGACAATTTCCTCTTACAAATGTTTTAGATACAGATAATAAAGAATATAGAGAAGCTACACCAAATAGTGTTAATTCTTCTAATAGCACTATAAATCTAGGCGGAATATCTATAAACGTTCAAGAGAGTAATAACAAAGAAGAAATGATACAAGAAATATTATCTCAAGTAGAAAGTGGAATAAGAGAAGCATTACAAGATATTGGATAATGTCGAATTGTTGTTAAAAAAATCTCCCTCATAAATGATATAATATTGTTAAAATATGCAAATTTATGAGGGGGAAATTTTATGTGGCAGAAATTTAAAGGTCTAAATACTTTCTTAAAAGTTATTATAGGTATTATAGCAATATGTTTCTTACCAATCACTTTAGCTGTTTTTTCAATTGAATTTTTAATGAAATCTATTGAAGCTAAAAATAAAGGCAAAATAATCTTAGGATGTTTTTTAGCATTATTAACATTAAGTTGTGCTAGGACTGTTTATCTTACAAGAGGTTTAGATGATAAAAATTTTACTCAAGTCAATCAAGTTTCTAGTAATAAAAATAAAGAAGATGCTGAAAAGAAAGCGAAAGAAGAAACTAAGAAACAAAAAGAGCAGAAGGCTCAAACAGAGAAACAAAAAAAAGATGAAGAAGCTATAAAATTAGCAGAACAACAAAAAAAGAATGAAGATGAGCAAAAACCATTGGAAAATAAAAAAAACAATAAACCAACAAAGTTTTTTACAGATGTATATTTAAAAAATAAAAATTGTGTTAATATGACATCTTATGAAGGTATAAAGTCAAACCTAGATATATTTGGTTATAAATATAAAATTATAGAACCAAATGAAACCACACTAAGGCAAATTGATGTATATGATAATCAAAGCAATGATACTATTCAATTTCAATTTTATGAAAATGATGCTGGAGAAGAAGTCGTAACAGTTATGCAATATAATAAAAAAGATGAACCTGACAAATCCGTTGCCATAAGCGATGATTTTCATATATATCCACCAAAATTTAATAATCATATTAATAATACAAATACGGAAGTTAATAGCATAGAAGAACAAATAAATTTTATGTTTAATTAATATTTGTATAATACTTTAAAGCTCTTACGGTTTGTAGGAGTTTTTTATTGTAAAAAAGAGGTGATAACTTGGTAATAGACATTTATCTAAAAAATGAAAAAGAAAAAATAGATTTCCATTTTCCAGTAACTCCACTTGATAGTTTATCTATTAAAAAAGAAAAAAGGTTTGAAACTGTAGATATAGTAAATTTAGGTGAATTTGACCTTAAAAAAGAAGGAGAGAAGATAAGAGAAATATCATTCAAGACCTTCTTACCCAACTTATATGACGCTTCTTATTGTAGATACAGTGAGTTAAAAAATCCAATTGAAATAGTTGCAATGCTTGAAAAATGGGTAGACCAAGCCGAACCTCTAAGACTTATTATAACTGGTTTTGGCTACAATGGATTAGTTACAATATCTAGTTTTAGCAATACTCAAACAGCAGGAAGAGAAGAAGACAGAGACATTGAGATAACATTTAGAACTTATAGAGAACTGAAGATAGAGACATTGAAAAAAGAAACTAAAAGTAATGCTAAAACAGATTTAAAAGACAATAGACCAAGTACCCAAACTACACAAAAGATATATACAGTTACATCTACAGATACATTGTGGAGTATCGCTAAAAAGTTTCTAGGCAAAGGTTCGAGATGGACAGAGATTTATAATATACCCGAAAACAAAAAAGTTATTGGTAAAAATCCGAATATAATTAAAAAAGGTCAAAAGTTGGTGATACCTTCTAAATGAAAATAATATTAAATGGAAAATATGATATTGCAAATTTTAACGAGGGAATAACATTAAGTGAAGCTATAGACGGAGTTGCATACAAGATGGATGTATCTTTAATAGAACCTAAACAACTTCAAGATATATGGATTAAAAAAGGTGATAAAATAGTTCTAATTGACATTGCATATGAGAGTAAAAAAGAAGAAATCATATTTGATGGGGTCATATGGGAAACTAGGAGAAGTGAAAAGAGTAAAAAACTAACATTGTCTTGCAGAGAAAGAACAGTTTACATGGAAGAATCAGAGGAACAATATTCGTTTAAAGAAAATACAGCAACACAGAGAATTGAATACTACTGCAAACAATGGAATATACCTTACTACAATTTAGCTAACACAGGGAAGAAACTTGCTAAAGTAATACATAAGACAAATATACTAGATATGATTAAAAAAGACTTAAAAGAAACAGCGAGTAAGGGTGGAGACTTATTTAGAGTAAGGATGGATAATAAATTAAAACTATTTAAGCTTGGTACTAATGCAAATGTATATAAATTAGATAGTATATTAGAAGATGCAAACTTTACAAGTAGTTTTAATGATGCAGTAACAAGTGTAAAAGTTTTAGGAAAGAGTAAAGATGAAAATACAAAAGCACCTATAATTGGGACATATAAGAAGGACTCAGATAAGTATGGAACACTACAAAAGATTAAACAAGATGAAAAGATAAAAAATGCTAAAGAAGCTAAGAAAGCAGCAGAAGCAATGTTTAATTCGGGTGAAGAAACAATAAGTGTTGATTGCGTAGTAGACATAAACAGAATAAGAGCAGGTGATAAGGTATCTTTGAAAGGAAAAGAGTATTATGTTATAGATGTCACTCATACACTAGATTCTAAACCGAAAATGAAATTAAATGTTGGTACACTAGATTATATAAGGAGGAAGTTTTATACAAATGACTGATGCTAGATTTAATGGAGTTGCTAGAATATTGAAAGAAAAAATGAATAAAAGTGTTAATGATGGAGTTTTTGGAATAGGATGCGAACTTGCAGAAATAACAGCAAATGGGCTTAAGATTAATGGTTATAAAGATGAGATGCAGGATTATCTAGTATTAGAGAATTTAACATTAAAAGAGGATTATTTTACTTTTTCAGATGAAGTTTCAAGTGGAGAATATAGACATAAACATAAAATAGAAACTCCAAAAGAATTAAAACCCTTGACTATAGGCGATAAGGTGTTAGTAGCCGTTATGGGAGCTGAATTTGTAGTAATTGGGAGGGTTGTAAATGCCAAACCTATTTCCTCAAAATGAAACTTTTGAAACTGTAGAATTAAAAAATAATAATGAGAATGAACTGGACCTAAAAGGGTCTTTTTTATTTGATTTTGAAAAAGGTGAATTTGTTAAAAATGCAGATGGAACATTAAAAAAATGCGATAAAGTTCAAGCATACAAACAATGGTGTCAAAAGGCTATATTAACACCTAGGTACAAAAGGTCAGCTTATTCTAGTGTATATGGAAGTGAAATAAAAGAATTAATCGCTAGTAACTTATCTAAAAATGCAAAAGAGCTTGAAATATCTAGGTTAATAAAAGAAACTATTTTAGTGCATCCTTACACAAAAGAAGTAGGAGAATTTAATTTTAACTGGTTGGAGAATAGCAGGTTAGTAGAGTATGAATTTGATGTACTAACAATAGATGATGAAAACATAACCATAGATGGGAACATAAAAGGTAGGTGATTATATGGAAAGAGAGCTACCTATACCAATTTTTTTAACAGAAGATGAGGACTCTGTACATGAAAGGATGTTAAGTAATTTTCAAGATGTGAGTACTTTGGAGGGTGACTTTATCTATGATGCAACAAGACCTACAGCAGAGCAGATAGCTGAATTAAAACAACTAGGGCTACAAAATAATTTAAAGATAGCATTTCCTCAAACTAGTTATGGAACTTACTTAGAGTGGCTTGGTGAATGTAAAGGTGTATTTAAGAATCAACCAACTAAATCGGTTGGTATGATTACATTTACAGGTGTACAAGGTACTATAATTAAAAAAGGAACTATATTAACTACTGTTGCAACTGATGAAAAACAGAGCATAGAATTTGAGCTTCTTGAAACTAAAACTATAGGAGAAAATGAAACAGTAGATATTAAAGCAGAGTGTAGAGTTGCAGGAATTACAGGGAATGTGTCTAAAGGTAGTGTATCCGTTTTACTAGGTTCTATTAATGGTATTAAATCAGTTACTAATAAAGAAGATTTCAAAGGTGGAACAGATATAGAAGATGAAGAACATTTTAGAGAAAGAGTTCTTGTAGCAGAGCAAGAGGACAAATTAAGTGGAGCTAGTTCGGATTATATAAGATGGGCTAAAGAAGTAGATGGAGTGGGATATGCTTATGTAGTTTCAGAATGGGCTGGTGCAGGGACAGTAAAAGTATTAATACTAGATAAAAATAGGAAAGCAGCAACACAAGAATTAATAGATAAGGTCCAAGAATATATATATCCATTGAATATAGAAGAAGGTCAAAATCGAGATGGGAAAGCTCCTATTGGTGCATTAGTTACAGTTGTAACACCCGAAACGCTACTTATTAATGTAAAAGCTAGTTTTATATTTAGTAATAGCTTTAATGAGGAAACTGTACTAAACAATCTAAAAACTAAGATAGACAAATATTTAGATAAGATTGATTTAGGTGGAACAGTCTCATACAATGCTATACAGGCGATAGTAGGCTCTATGATGCTGACAGATGAAGGTATACAAGACTTTTCTAATCTTACTATAAATGATGTAAAAGAAAATATAAAATTGCAAGACCAAGTCGTTGGAGTAGGGGAAATAGTTAACGAGGTGGTTGTATGATAACATCTAGAAAAGGTAGAGAAATGCTTATTACATTATCCCCTATTTATGAGCAAAGTTTAATTATGAACTCTATATATGAAGCTATAGGAAGCGAATTTGATAATCTAGAGTTATTGGATGAAGAAATAGAGTTACAATTATTTCCTCAAACTGCTACATGGGGACTTGAATTTTGGGAAAATAGAGTGGGCTTATCCACTAATATAGATGAAGATATAGAAGCTAGAAGAAGAAAGGTCATTGCTAAGCTTCAAATGAAATATATTGTTAACCCTAACAGATTAGCAACTATAATAAAAAGCTACACTGGTGCAGACGTATATATAAAAGAAAATATAGCTCCATACACTTTTAAAGTAACTGCTAATGTAGATGATGTTATTAATTATGAAGATTTCAAATATATAACAAATAAAACGAAACCAAGCCACCTTCATTGGATGCCTTCTTTTGCACTCAAATTTACAGATATAGAAAAATTTGAGGTAAAGATGATTAATCGAGTATTTATAGATTTTAGGGGAAATATAAGCAATTTTTTAAATGGTCTGTGGCTACTAAATGGTAGTAAAAACTTAAGTGCTTATATACTTTATCATGAGCCAATAAGCTTAAACATGAAAAATAAGTTATTTGTAAAAGAAAGTGAAGTATTTACAAATCTTAAAGTAATCATTAAAAAGAATTTGTATTATTTGAATGGAATAGAAATGTTAAATGGAAATAAACTGCTTAATGCAGAATTAAGAGAGGAAGTGTTATAAGTGGCAAATGCAGTAACAACAGACATTGCAAGGCAAAAAATGTGTAAAGCTAGAGCAGGTGATATAACATTGCCTACTATAGTTAGTATGGTGTTTGGAGATGGAGGGATTGGAAATGATGGAAATATAATAGCTCCACTTTCAAGTGATATAGCGTTAAAAAATGAGGTGTTTAGGAAAGATATAGAAAATTATGTATATCCAATCCCAACTACTTGCAGATATTCAACCACTTTATTAAAAAATGAAGCAGAAGGAAAAAACATAAACGAAATAGGTTTAATAGATTCTGATGGTGACTTAATAGCAATAAAAACTTTTGGAAATAAGTATAAAGACAGTGATATGGAAATGGTTTTTCAGATAGATGATGAGTTCTAGGAGGTGAATAAATGCCTGATGAATTAAATTTTAATAATGAAATAGAAGAGTATTTAATAACTACACCAGCTCATGCGAATGAGTTTAATAATCGACAACAAAAATTGTTAGACAATGATAAATATTTAAATAATAAAATTGATACAACTAAAACAGAATTAACAAGCAACATAGAAACTGCTAAAACAGAGTTGAACAACAAAATAGGGGATACAACACAACTTACTACAATAGATAAAACAAATATAGTTAGTGCCTTAAATGAGGTAAAAGCTAGTGTAGATAGTATAGAAACAACAGCAGAGAAAACAAGCTATAATAATGCAACAAGTAATCTTATTGCTACGAATGTGCAAGGGGCGATTGATGAAGTTGTTAGAAAAATAGAAAATTTTAACGAGGTTAATATATCTATACAAAATGACATGTTACCTATTTAAGAAAGGAGAGTGATAAAAATGCAAACTGAATGGAATTTTAATTATGCTAATTATGTACAAAATGTTTCTTTGTTTCCTGGTAAATATAAATTGGAATGTTGGGGTGCTTGTGGTAGTGCTGTCGATGCAAGCGATTGGACTGATTGTGCAAAAGGTGGTTATTCAAAAGGTGAAATTGTATTTAAAAAGAGAACTAATCTACAAATTTGTGTCGGTCAATCTGGTTATGAGAAAGTTCCCGAAGGTTCAAGCCTTACTAGAAGTGGTTTTAACGGTGCAGGCACTGCTGGCAAGGTTACTACTGGTAGCTTTGCTTATTCTAAATATGGTGGTGGAGCAACTGATATAAGACTTTATCAACCTAGAGCAACTTGGGATAACACTGAAAGTTTGCTTTCGCGTATACTTGTTGCAGGTGGTGGTGGAGGTATGGAAAATAATTTTGCTTCTGCTCGTTCTATTGGTCATGGTGGTGGTTATGTAGGTGAAAATGGAATTGGTCGTGACAGAGATTTTTGTGGTGGTGGTTCTCAATACCAAGGTGGAACAAGTTACGATACAGAAGAATACCATGGTTCGTTAGGAAAAGGAGGTTATGGTGGAATAGGAATAGGTGGAGGTGGTGGTTGGCACGGTGGTGCTGGTTCTTATTCTAATGAATGTGGAGGTGGTGGAAGTGGTTACGCACTAACTAAAGATAGTTATAAGCCACCTGGATATATACCAACATCTGAATATTGGCTAGAAAATGTAGTTATGACTACTGGAGGTAATACTACTAGAGCAGATGGCTACGCTAAAATAACATTACTACAAGCATTACCATTTTTAAATATATCATCATATAACTCAACCACAGCAACATTTAAAGCTGACCACACAGACCCTACTTTATTGACTAAGATAGAATATTTTATAGATGATGTATTAAAAGAAACTATAACAACCGATTTAACTCTTGAAAAGACAATTAACTATACATTAGAAGATAATGCACTGCATACTCTTAAAATAGTTGTTACAGACAGTGCCAATGCTACAGTAGAAAAAGTTGTAAGCGTAAGCAGAGGAATTGCACCCCTTCCAAGTGGTTCTACAACAGATGAAGTTACAAGCAAATGGATGGAAATTAAAGATACATTCAAAAGTGGTAAAACAAGTATTATAAACACTTTAGCATTAAAGAATATAGAAGCAAATTTAAATAATACATTAGTTGAATTATCAGAGAAAATAAAAACAGGTTTTGATAGTTCAGATGCTACTGCTGAACAACTTCAAAATCAGATTACTAATTTAAATAATCAGTTAAGCCAACGTAAAAGATGGGCTAAGGGTACTTACACTTTTACTCAAAGTGATTATGAAAATTTTTATTCAAGGTATTCAAGTGCTGAAAATTATGCTAAGAGTCTTACTGTTCCTATTAATTTAAATTTCATCCCTAGTCTTGTCATTGTTGAAAAACTTTGTTTTTATGGAAATGGGTATACTGTTAATTTTTATGCTATTAATAATTTAAATCAACTTGCTTCTGTTGGTCGTGTTCCTAAGAGTAGTGGAGAATATCGTTTTTGTGCTTTTATGTTTGTAAAAACTATTACTAGCAAAGAATTTTCTTTATATACTTATCGAGATGAATACACTGATAGTAGTAGCGTAGTATACCGTTGTAAAGTCGGAGAAAGTTTTACATGGTATGCTTATGAATAATATGAAAGGTGGTAATTTAAATGGAAAGAGGAAATAGAATAATTTATGACCAGTCAGGAAAAATATGGCTTCAAACAGGAGAAGCAACAGGGGATGTGTCAGAGCATGATACAATAACAGAATTGCATTACTTAGATTTAGAATTTGGAAGTATAGACTATAGTAAACAGTATATAGAGTCTATAAATCCAGTTACAAGAGAACTTGTGTTAAAAGATATACCAGTCATTTCGACAGATGAACAAAAGAGATTACAAGCATTAGAAAAAGAATTAAATATGTTAAAAGAAGAAAATAAAAATAGAGATTCTGAGATAGTAAGCACAGCATTTGAAGTAGAAAATATAAAATTAAATAACAATTTATAGGAGGAAATGATATGTACAATTTATTAAAATTAATGATAGAACAAAAGAACTATAGTACTAAAGAGGATTTGCAACACAAAATGGATGTATTTTATGCAGTAAATAGAATTACAGAAGAGCAATATTTAGAACTTACAAGTTTATTAAATAAAGAAGAAACACCAGTAGAACCAACAGTTTAAGGGAGGTTCTTTTTTTATTGAAAGAAGGTGATTAAATGACTTTTAAAGAGTTAGTTAATAAAGTTAGAAATCTTGTATTAGAAGCAAAGAATGTAACTATAGAGGATACAGAAAATTTATTTGAAAGTGATAATGTTGAGGGAGCATTGAAAGAATTGTCAACAGAGGTAAATGGACAAAGAGCAAAAGGAATTACTATAGTGAATAATTTAATAGATATGATATAAGCGAGGTGAAAATATGACAGAAAAATTAACTGATAATGCTAGTTTAGGGGAACTTATGGCAGCATTAGAAAATGTACAAACTGATTTTCAAACTGGTAAAAATAACATATCTAGTGCATTGGGTAGTCCTTTTATTGGAACAGATAAATTTGATACAACTAAAACAAAAATAGAAACATTAAAAAATGTATTAGTGGAGACGATTAATTCTAAAAATGTTTCAGCAACATCATCTGAAACATTTACTAATTTGATTGAAAAAGTTAACTGGATTTTTCAATCAATAGAAATTTTTTCTTTAAAAAATAGAATTCAAGCTACAACTTTAAACACTCCTAGCATCGTTTACAATGAAGTATCTAGTATAAAAGGCACATTAAGATTCACAGGCGAACTTAAAGCGTCTAAAATGCGTGCTGATTATGCAACAGCAAAAATAGAGATACTATGTGGAAACCGAAAAGAATACTTTTATGTTACTGACGATACTCCTAGTGCATCTTCTTCTTTTGTAAGATTTACAAAAGATATTATTGTTGAGAATGGCATGGATATAAAAGTACAAATATTATTAACATCTGTAGGAGCAGGAAATTTAGATGGTTCATATGCAGCTCGTGCAGAAATAGAAGAATTAAAAATATTAAGGTAGGAATAAATTATGAAAAAACAAGTATATTATAATTCTTTAGATGAAAAAGAAAAAATAATTAGTGAAAACTCTAATTTATATGTTATAGAAATATATGAAACTTTAAATGAAAATTATTTAGTGTTATCAAGTAGTCCAATAGAAGATGAAAAACTTAGTTATGAAGAATTAGAAAATGAATTATTAATTATGACTAATGAATTACAAGGAGGATTGTTATAATGAATATAAATGAAGTTGTTGTAAGAATATTGGCAGAAAGAATTTTAAACAAAGGATTAAACCCTCTAAAAAATCGAGAATTTGAATTAGATGATGTAACTAATGTAGAATACAGAAAAGCTGTAGAGGATTATATAATTAGAGAAAGTGGAGTAGTCGAAGAAGCAGAACCAACTATATAGAGGGTTCTTTTTTTAATACAAAGCATTAGGAGGCTTACATGAATGAAGAACTTTTCAAAGAGAATTTGAAACGACATGAGGCAACAATAAATAAACATAATGACGAAATAGACGAATTAAAGGTAGCAAATATAGAGTCTAAAGCAGAATTAAAAGCATTGTGTGAGAACTTAAACTCACTTACAAGTATGTTGAAATGGCTAATTGGAACAATGATTACAACACTTATAGGATTCTTTATATTTGCAGTTCAAAGAGGAATATTTTAATTAGGAGGATAAAAGATGGATAATTTAATAAGTTTTATACCAGAGCAGTTGCTAATTTTAGTAGCTGCTCTCTCTATTATAGGTAAAGGTTGTAAAAAATATAAACAACTAGATAATAAATACATTCCAATTATATTACTTGTGTTGGGAATCGGATTTTCTATTTGGATGCTAGGGTTTAGTCCTAACGCAGTACTGCAAGGTGTAATTTGTTGGGGAATATCAATAGGTATAAATCAAACTTACAAACAACTAAAGGAGGAAAATAAACAATGAAAATAGCAATAGTACCAGGGCATACTTTAACAGGAAAAGGAACTGGAGCAACTGGATATATAGACGAAGGAAAAGAAAATAGAATTTTAACTGATTTAATAGTAAAATGGTTGAAACAAGGTGGAGCTACTGTATATACTGGAAAAGTAGATAAATCTAATAACTATTTAGCAGAGCAATGTCAAATAGCCAATAAGCAAAATGTAGACTTAGCAGTACAAATACATTTCAACGCAAATAAAACAACTCTAAATCCTATGGGTACAGAGACAATATACAAAACTAACAATGGCAAAGTGTATGCAGATAGAGTAAATACTAAATTAGCAACTGTATTTAAAAACAGAGGTGCAAAATCGGACGTAAGAGGTCTTTACTGGCTTAGTCATACAAAAGCACCAGCAATATTAATAGAAGTGTGCTTTGTAGACAGTAAAGCAGATACAGATTATTATATTAAAAATAAAAATACAGTTGCAAAGTTGATTGCTGAGGGTATATTAAATAAAAAAATAGATAACATTGAGGTGAAACAGATGTATAAGCATACAGTAATTTACGAGGGAGAAGTTGACAAAGTTCTAGCGCAAATAATTAGTTGGAACTACAAAGAAAATGAATGTAGAGTATGCGATATAAAAGATTATGTACCTGGTCAGACTGAAAATCTATATATTGTAGGTGGAGGAGCATGTAACAAGATAAGTTCTATAACTAAAGAAAAGTTTACTATGATAAAGGGTAATGATAGATTCGATACTCTTTATAAGGCATTGGATTTTATTAATAGATAAAAGGAGTATAGTTAATGTATTTTACATTTTGCTTATACTTTATGTCAATATCACGACAATCTATAAAATAAAAATGATATATTAAATATAATCATAAGTCATCTACAAATTTCAGAAAAATCAGGTATATGAAGAGTAGACAAACATATATTAATGAGTTATAGGAGGTGAAATAGAAAAATAATAGTGCAATAAAAACGATTCTAATGTAGAATAATATTAAAGAATATTATTCTAGGGGGAATCAAAATGTCTTATGAAAATGGAACTGATTTTATAGATTATTTTCCTAATTGTATAGATAAATATAAGGAAGATAGTAAAATATTTGATAGGGCTATATTATTGCTGAATGTGTATATGCAAAAACCAACATGGCCACATTGTATTAATGAGTACAAGAGTCATGCAGAAAAAATTTTAGGTGAAGATCCAGAGTTTATAGGAAAGTATGGCCTACAATTAAAACAGTTTTATGATGAAGATGAAAATGCAAAACTAAGCAAGGAATTTAAAAATGATTTGTATAATTTTTCTAAGAGTACATATGATATATTAGATAATGTTTATTTTTCTAAGAGTCATCCTTTTAATCTTTCGTCTATCTATTCAACTTCTAGAGATGATGGTTTTATAGTAAAAATATTTAGATATGATAATAATTTTCTCGAATTAGAGATGTCAAAGAGAGAAGTAGAGTCATTAATAAATTTTTTATCTGACCTATTAAAGGAAGAATAGTTATGTTAGAATCAAAGAAAGAGAGAGAGTTTAATCTATTGAGCTTTAATGAAAAAAAGATAGAAAAATGTAAATATAAAAATTATCATAATAATGCTTCAGAAGATAAATATAAACATAGTGAAACTAATGAGTTTATAGCTGTTTTAAAGGAGGCAGATAATATGAATGAAGAAGAAAAGAGAATACTAGAAACTGAAAAAAGAATATTAGAGACTGAGAAAAGAGTACATCAAGATAATAAAGAAGTAAAAGAAAGTATAGATAGACAATTTAATGACATAAAGGGAATTTTTAAAGAATACAAGAATGATTTAGACAAAGATAGAATAGAACTAAAAAATGATTTGGCTAGAGAAAGAACTGAGTTAAAAAGTGATTTAAAAGAAGCTATAAACGAACATAAAAAAGTGACAGAAAAGGATGTAAGCGAAATAAAGAATAGTATGAAAGTTATAGAGGATAGAATTGATTCAACTAATAAATGGATTATTGGATTATGTATAACTACTATAATAGGAATTGCTACAATGGCTATTACAATAGGTATATCTATATGGCCAAAGTAACATAAAAAGAGGTAACTAGGATTAAAATAGTTATCTCTTTTTTAGGCTCAAAAATAACATATTATAGATAAAATAAGAGGTGGATAAGATGCTAATACAAGAGAAAAGTTTTTATCCAAATAATATTTACCTCAAAATAGATTTTCTCAAAATAAAAAGGCAGTTAAAATCAATATACAATAATGATTTATCAGACTGCGGAAGCATATGTATAATAGAAAGAAAAGACTATTCTTTAAGTGTAAATAGCATAGGTGAAGTGAATATATACTATGATTTAAAGTTTAAGCAATGTGTTCAAGATGCAATAAGAGAGATTGAAGGAATGTTTAAAAGTCAAATTAGAAGTTTTTATTTAATAGATAGATTAGAAGGTAGCAACTAGTTAGTTGTTACCTTCTTTTTTTATGTCTACTTTTCTTTCTTTTTCCAAACAACTTCATATCCTATCAAATTAGCAATAGTCAAGATTTCACTATACTTCATAGTCTCATTATTTATTTTTTGTCTTAAATTTTCAACTGTATTATTCTTATTATTATGTTCATTCATTAAATTATTTAACTCATTCATGCTGATATTTTCTTTCACAAGAATACTTTTGATTTCATTTTTCCATGTCATTTTTTTTCACACCTCTCTTATTTATATAATAACATAAAAGTTTTAAAAGTAAAAGAATAATCTATGTTAATCAAAGTTATAATTTTGAAAATCAAAGAAAAAACTTTGGAAAAGTATTGACTTAGATATTCATATAGACTATAATATAATTAAAGAAAGATAAACAAAGGGGGATATAAAAATGGAAAAATTCATCAGACTTGATTACGATAAGGGTTTTAGAGGAAAAGAACATGTAAGTTCTTCAACTGGAGACGGAGAACATTTTGAAGCAGGAATTAGTTGCTATAAAATAAGTAAAGAAAAATGTGTTGATGCCATAATAAATTTATGTGAATATTGGTTTGAATTTGCAGGAGAATGCCAATTTAAAGATTTTGATATAAATATTTTTGAAGGATATTATGTAGGTGAAGGGTGTAGTTATGAGGATTTAGCAACTTGCGAGAACCAGTTATATACTGTAGATGGGTCTTTGTTCAATGAAGTTTATGACTTATACTATAAACATAATACATACTTAGAAGAAGATGGAGACATTGAAGAATTAGAGAAAAATTACAAAGATGAATATATAACAACAGAAGAATTTGAAACTAAGATAAAAGAAATGTTTATAAAATATTTATAGGAAGTGAGAATATGAAAATTGGTGATAAATTTGAAAACCTTACAATACTAGATATGGAACAAAGAAATGGCAGGAAATACTGTCTATGTAAATGCGGGAATTGTAGCAATGAAAAGTGGATAAGAGCGGATAGTTTAAAAAGAATAAAAGCATGTGGGTGCATGAAAAGTAGCACACAATTTAAACAAAATGATTTAACAGGCAAAAAGTTTGGCAGATTAACAGCAATAAAGAACACTAACAAAAAAGCTAAAAGTGGTCATTATATTTGGATTTGTAAGTGTGCTTGTGGAAATGAGATTAAGACAACAGAAAACAATTTAACTACTGGCAGAACTAAATCATGTGGATGTCTAAAAAAGGAATCTAATATAAAAAATGCAAAGATAGCTTTAAAAGTGCACAAAGAAAAAAATATTGTTGATAATACAAATTTATCTATTATAAAAAAGACAGAAGCATATTCTAATTCAAAAACTAAAATTAGAGGGGTTTATTGGAATAAAGAAAAAAGAAAATACTGTGCTCAAATAGAATTTAAGAAAATACATTATAGTCTAGGTTACTATGATAACATAGAAGATGCTGAAAAGGCATATATAGAAGCTAAAGATAATTTACATAATAAATTTTTAGAAAAATTGTCTGAAGAAGAATGATAAATATATTTGATAGTAGGGGAGGAAATTAAAATGAATAAACAAAAAGCTAGAAGATTTTTAAGAGTTATAGATATGAATATAGATAAAATAGAGGAAGAAGCTATAAAAGCTTTTAAAGAAAGTTGTTTAATCAAAGAGACTAATAATATAAAAATTTATATCGATATACAAGGAAAAGTTGAAGCGATAGCAGTTCAAACTTGGGCTAAACTTTTAGATGATGACAAAGAAATTAATATTTTCACATTAAATCAAACACCAACTCATTTAAACGATATGCTTGGAGAAATTTGTTACGTAAACGATTATGAAGAATTTGAAAATTGGTGTGAAAATGAGTGGGAAAATTTGGATTGGGATAGTTATAAAAAATTCAATAAAGAAAATTTCGAAGAAATTGCTGAAAGAAATATAGATGATTGCGCATCAGTTTTTTTAGAAGAATTACGAGAAGGCATTGAAAGTTGTAAACAAGAATTACAAAATGCAGTTGAAAATTAAGTAGAAGAGTATTATTATTAATGTATATAGTATCGCTTTTAAGATTAACTACGAGGGATTTAAAATATTTTTTAATTTATTTAGAAATAATATTGTAATAAGAATTTTAAGATTAACTATGAGGGATTTAAATGTCAATTTAATTTATATAGAAATAATTTAATGGCAATTTTTTAGATTAACTATTTGGAAATAAAAACAGTGTATTTAATAAATACACTGTTTTTTAATGCTAAAGATTTAGTCATTATGATAACTTAATCCTTCGATTATAAATCCTACATTCGTCGTCATTTCTGCTTCATCACTTTGTAATATTCCTTCCGTAAATTCGCTATCGCTTGATAATGTTATTTTTTTCCTTGCCACCATTTCTAAAATTGTTTGAAATAGTTTGATTTTCATATTCTTATCAAGTCCAGCGTATTGCAAATAGTTTGCCACCTCCTGCGAAAACTTATTTAATTCAGATTTAGTCATTTTTTTAGATAATTCTTTTCCAATGCTTAAATAAACTTTTTTAGATTGTTCAACATCCATTTTTTTCAACCCCTTTTTAAGTTATAATTCAATTATATTTTAAAAATGTTAATACTTCAAATATAAATATTTTTGTTTAAGTATAAAACATCAATAACATTACTCAACACACCTTAAAATAGATTTAAATAGTTCTTTTTGACAACATAAATCATGTGATATAATAAAAAATAGAAGTGTACTACCAATACACTTCTATAGTTATAACTAAGCATTCTCATGAGCGGGAGTGCTTTTTTCATTTCTCCAAACAACATTATTTACTTCATCAGTAATTATTAAATCAATCTCATTTTCTTCTAAAATTTCTGTTGCAGTACAAATGAGATTATCTAATTCAAAACTTCGAGTTATTTCTAGTTGTTTGTTATTTACAACTCTTTTTAGTATATAAGTCTTAAAGCACATTTATATTATTATCCTTTCTTACAAAGATATTTTAATTAATTTTTTAACATATCATTATTTAAAAGTAGATAAAACTAAAAAGGGTTCTCTAGAAATCAATGTCTATCTAATTATACTTACTTACCAATACCATCACTTGGTGGAAACAAGATTCTACTACATTTTCTCCGTACTCTAGTATAAAATCATCTAACTGTGTATCTAAAAAATTACAATAATCATATGAATTACCAATATAAGCAGTCAATAAATGTGTACATTTATCCATTTTATTTCCAAACATATAATTATTATCCCCCTAAAAAACTTTCATAAAAACAAAAGAACACTATCTCTTTGACAACTGGCTGACATAACTCATAAAATATTTATATAAGTCTTAGTCCCTATAGCTTTGCGTCACTAAATTTCTCTAGTTTTGCCGATTTAGTTTTATTCTACAACTAAAATAATACAATAGAATTAGTCATTATTCAACAAAATTGTTTGAAAATTGAATAATTTTATAGATATGAAAGTTATTTTTCTTCTAAGAAAAAAACTAAAACAGTAGAATATATGGTAAAACTTACCTCTAGTTTTTGTCCTAAAAAGCTCCTATTATTAATTTAAGTTAGAAGAATTAAGGAAGTGACATAAATTGAAAGAAGAAATACTAATAGAAAAATTATTAAGGGCAGAATTAATAGTAATGGAGTATTTATGGAAAAAAGATTCTCTAATGCCTAAAAAAGAAATTGTAAAAGAAATAAAACAAATATATGGATGGCATAAAAGTACAATAAAAATACTACTAAAAAGGCTAGTTGACAAAGGTTATTTGGCTAGAGATATTATAAAATTTCAATCTCATTATAAAATAATAATAGATAACAAAGAATATTATGCTTTTAAGAAAAAAGTGTTAAAATCTAGCAAAAGCAGAAAAATAATGCGTTCTCTTACTACTACACATAAGTCTATAAGTAAAGAAAAACTAGACTCATTAGAAGAATATTATAGAAATTTAGAAGAATAATTTCGAGATGGAAAAAATTGGATGGTAATATTTAGTGTGATTCTCTTGTTTGGAAAACTTTATTGAGATAGAATTTAACATATACATAATTCGATAAAGGGGTGTGACTATGAAAATTAGTAAATTACCAGAAGCAGAATTAAAAGTTATGAGATATATTTGGGAAGCTAACGATGTATTAACGTCTAGGGAATTAGTTGCCGCAATGGAAGAAAAATACGAATGGAATGAATCAACTACATTCACAGTTTTAAAAAGGTTAGAGCGAAGGGAGTTTTTAAGTACAGAGAAAATAGGTAAACTTACACACTATAATGCAATGGTAAAAGAGAAAAAATATCTAAGATTTGAAACAAAGGAATTTTTGAAGAACATACATAAGAATTCAATTTCAAGTTTAATATCAGCGTTACATAGTAAAGATGATGAAGTGGATGAAGATAAATTAATTGAACTCGAAGAACATTTTAAAAATTTAAAAGAGAAAGAATAA